AAGCGTTTTTGCACCACCTACATCAATATCATCTGGTGAGTAACCAATCCCTTTTTCTGTATTTATAGGTGTTGCAGGTACTTCATTAGCCGCTGCTAGCACATCTGTATAAAGAGGTATGAACATACCGTTAACAAATGCTGTGTTATAACCTTGACTGTATTGAGTATCAGTACCTACTTCTCCTGTATCACCTTGGAATATCTGAACAGTGAGATGCCCTGGAGAAACTATTTGACCAGTGGTAGACCTTTCTCCACTGTTAAGGTCTGTATCATCTCCTTGTAAGCCTATCTGCTCTCCTGGCTCTACCACATCTCCAACCTCAACGTTGGTTTCAGCTAAATTAGAGATTTTAACTAAGTCACCCTTTTCGTTGTAATTAGATTTACTATTCGTTCTGATGACTATGAAATTACCATCAATCTTATTATTACCAACTTCAACAATCTCACCATTTACAGGTGTAGGTACGTCATTTGAAAACTGTTGATCGTTACCTTTAGTTAGAGATACTGATACACCGTAGTTATTTACCCCATATATAAGCCTTGTCATAGGCTTAACTGTAATACTTGAAGCATCCATAGAATCATCAGCATTATTAGAAGCACTAACTGAGCCTGTTAAGGAGCCTAGCTGTTGATAAAAACCTTTATTGTCTTCATCACTAAGACCTAATGCGTTCATTTTTGTATTACCATAGAAAACTTCATGCGATCTTTTTAAGAGTTCCCAAGGTTGTACTGCACCGTTAGTAGCCCTAGTACTTAAATTAGTTAGAGTCTCTCTCATATCGTTGGTGATGAGACCGTCAGGTATGGGCTTCCCTTGAGAAAGAAGAGTCCTTGCGTGTGACCAAGCTTTTAAGTGGTCTTCAGGTATGAGAATAGTGTCTCTTGTAAATTCATCAAAGGCACTTCTAGCATTTGGTCCTACGAACTCACCTTGGTAATACAGTGATGCGCTTAAACCGTTATCGCTATATGTAAAATTAGCCTTATTACCATTACCTGTTGGTGTGTTTATCTGCCCTGGTACAAACCTACCGTTAGGGTAGCTGAGTACTACACCCTCTGGTTTAGCTATATTTCTAAGCTTCCACTGGTTAGTTCCTGGTACTTTTACGATCCATGAGTCAATATCACCTAGAAGTGGATCACTCTTAAGGTCGTTAAGAGCTGAGTTATATATCTCTTTTTGAACTGCTTCACTATTGATGTCTTTCTTAGCAACTAACGCTGCTCTATATTTCTTCCTTAAAAGTTCGTTAAACTTAGGTTCTAATATTGGGAATATTTTAGCTTTCGCAGCATCTACTAAATCTTTTGCGTGAGCTTTACCCTCATTAGAACCGTTATATAAATCTGTTAAACCTGGATGATCTCTTAGTATTACAGGTAATTCACCCTTTAAACTGGTTACATTTTCCCTAACAAGATTCTTTATTAAAGTTCTGTTAGTTTTAAAGGCTTCTTTATTTGCATCTCTATACGTCTTACGAACATCTTTATAAACATCGTAAAGTTTACCGTCATTATTTGTCATCATCCTCATGATGTCTGGAGGGATCTCCAAGTCTCCGTCTTCATAAATAGACAACTCTACTGCGTCTAATACGTCGTTTCTTAGCTCAACAGGTGTCTTTAAAAGATCAAGAGGATAAGCCCTATTTAACAACTTCTCTATATCACCATCACCAAATAGGTCTTTAAGAGTACCGTTACTCTCCATATCTTTTTCAATAGAAGCTCTTACCTTATTTCTTTGAGTTTCTATCTGTTGATAACTAGCACCTGGATTCTTTTCATCCCAGTCATTAGACTCATTTACAATGCCACGTTTGTAGTTTTTCGTTATTGCAGATAAAGATGTTTCTTTAGCTTTAAGATGAGCTGTATATAATGCTGACTGCTTTTTCCCATACTCCTGTATCCTCTCTCTTATAGTTATACCCTTAGAATCTTTAGCCTCTAACTGGTTTATCATTCCGCCGTTACCATCAGGAACCATCATCCCATCTAAAGACTTAAGAAAATAAGAAGCATCTATACCTACTCCAGCTTGCCCCCAATCATTCCAAGAATCGCCTATAGGGTTCCCTTGTGAATCTGTAGCTCCTGCAACGTCTACAAATAGATCTCCATTTTGAATTGATAAAGATAACTGTTCAGTAGCAAACTTACCGCTTTTACCTTTAGTAATCATCCAGAACCCTCTTTGGTTCGTAAGCCCAGACCTTAATCTGGATACTGCTACTGGACCATCTTTATCAGCGAAGATTAATCTAGAAGTTTCACTAACTGCTCCTCTAAGCAATTGAGTAGAGGTACGTCTATCTATATCATCTTTAAATTCTCTAGCTCTACTATTAGCTTCTGCTTTTAATTCAGCAGTAACAGAGGCCATTAGTGGATCTATTCTCGCTGCTCTAGCTGCTGAAGGTATATGTTCTGTTCCTTTAAGTGCTCCTGATGCAAGTTTCTGTATGTATAAACCTCTCTTAGTTTCATCCAAAGAAGCTATATGCTGTAAATCTTTAACACCTATATCTCTTAAAGTAATTGCAGCATCTCTACCTGCGTCATAAGCAACCGCATCCCAGTAGTAAAAAGCGTTTGTATTATCGTTTAAAGCTGTTTCTCTAGCTAATTCAATTTCACCTTTCTTTTCTAAAAGCCTAACTACATCAGCAGTTTTCTCTGCATTTTTAGTAGCAGCATCAACAGAATCCAACCAAGAATCTGCCTGTCTTACTGAATCTGCTATCTTTTGAGATTCTCCTCTCCAATGTTGAAGAAGCATCTCTTGAGATTTAGTCCAACCACCAGTTTGAGGATCTATAAACGCTTCTATTGAATCAACAGCAGATTGTAATCTGTTATCTGGTTGAAAGGAAGACTTATCATATAACTGCCCACCAGTTTGATATCGCTCTTTATTTGGTTGAGCTGGTGCTCCAGGTAATTCAGGCTTTTCAGCTTGAGGTGCTAAGTCCTCAAATTGAGACCTCTTAGGAGTTATTTGAAACTGGTTTCTACCACCGCTACTTGTCATTTAGATTCGCCTAGTGAAACTGGAGTACGTTTTGGAGCATCACCCTTCGGGTAAGAAGGCTGTGCATCAATGTATTTTTGATAGGATTTTAGACCCTGTTGAGCAATCTTAATTCCTAAACCTCCAGTTGATGTAGCTGGAGTAGGTGCAACACCTTCAACAGGTAGAGGCATCATAGGTTTCACAGTGTCTGCAAGAGGTGTTGGTGTATAGAACTGAACAGCGTTAACTGAGTTCTCTCTAGCTGTGTCTGCAGCTACCTTTTGATTCTCCTTATCTTGTATCCTAAACCTACGAGTAATATTGCGGTTACTGAGGTTAGCTAACCACTGTTGCTCAAATTGATTACCTAAAGCTTTGACTGTTCTACCAGCCTGTCCAGAAGCTACCTTCTTAACTGCTTGAGATATAAACTCAGTTCTAATGCTGTCTAACTGAACGATATCTCTAGCTTCTTCTTCATAAAACCTACCTTCAATATTAGCCATCATCCTTTCAAAGTTTTTAGTAGCTGCAATAGTTACTTCCCCCTTATACCCAGCTTGAAGCTCCTTACGTTTCTGTTCATACTGTCTACGCTGTTCTACCCAATCTGTATCTCTATACCAGTTCCGTAGATCTACTGCAAAATTACGGTAGTTCTCTTTCTCCTTATTAAGCTTTGCTCTGTAGTACTGTTGTTCTGCTACAGCGTTTTGACGTTGAGTTTCGTACTTATTAGTTTGGTGTTGGAAATACATACCAGCAACCGCAAACCCAGCATCAAGACCTGCCATCATGCCAGGAGACATGAACTGGTTCTTGCTCGATATGTTAGGAGAGCTCTTTATCAGATTTCCAGTATTAAGTTTCGCTCCTTGTGAAAAACTAATACTACTCGTACCACTCCAGTCGTAGTTCGCTCCTGAATAAGCTGAACCCAAAGATGGTGTATAGGTTGGTCCTTTTGCCATTAACCGTACTTCCTCGCTACGTCAAAGTACAAGCCAGTCCATTCTAAAGCGACGAACTTAGCTTGATCAATGCTGTCGTTTACTACTTCTACTCTAACTTGGTCGTTCTTACTTTGGATATAAGCTCTGAACTTACTTTCATCAAAGTCAGATGCTTGGCTTAACACGATGTTCGCATTAAGAGGGTCTCTTCTATCGAACTCGTAAGTTTTCTTATCTCTGAAATCAGGAGTCACGTCGATGGTGAAGTATCGTGCATCATTGTAGTAAACATCCACATATCGTAGCTGAAGGCGACCAGTACGATTGCCAATAAAAGTGTTGTCTGTCGCAGTTTTGCTATAGGGCATGAGCTGAGGCGGAGTAAACTTGAATGTAACTTTCTCCCCAAAGACCCAAGAAACGTTCGCACCACTAAAATCTCCCAAGCTATCGCAAACAAAAGAGTTAACCCCAGCCGGAATAGAAGCAGCCACGATCCAACGCTTCGCAGACTCTGTTGCATCTGTTGTATCCTTTTTGAGAATGACAAACTGACTATCGTTAACGGTGTAGTAAGGGAGACTTACTGTTGTTTTATTAGTAAGGCCGCTATAGGTAAATGTTGGGGCTCCTAAATCTGTAGTAATAGAACTAGATAATTGTCTATCTAGTAAAAACAGATCCTTCTCATCTTGAGGAGGTCTAGAAGCGTTTATACCTTCCAGGTAATACTTAACAACACTATTCTCCGTATACTTAACCAGTGTAAATAAAGTACCCTCAACAAAGTCACACCAATAGATGTCTTTGTTAGGGAATGTCCACTTAGACCAAGCGTTCTGTCTGTTAGTTAGTGAGCCACCAGTAGCTTCCCAGAAGAATTGATATATATATAAAGCATCTGGATCATCACCACTAAGGGCTACTAAATATTGATCAGTTCTACTTACAGCTAAAGAATCTATGTTCTTAGGGATGTACTTAGGTATTGTCTCTGTAATAACAGCAGTTTGACCTAGGTTTATTCCTACTGTTCTGTCTGTAGTAATGAAAGTATGCATCCCAGTGAAGTCACCCTCTCTAACTGGGAAAATTACTTGAGGTCCTACCTGCTGTGGTTTAACCTTTGCTTCCATAGTGATGGAACTAATCCTACCTACAGAGGCAGTCTCAGGACTAAACGTTACGTTGTCACCTGAGTAGAGTCTGAACTGGTTCTCATTAGAGAAGAGTACTAATTCATCCTGCTGCTGTAAAGCATAGTTAAGTACAGCGACGTCGTTACTAACAGCTGTTAAATCTATAGGATCGTTGTCTATAACCTGTAGAGCTGATTGCTGCCAGAAGTTGTAGTAAGACCCAGCTTCACTGAGTATTACGTTTTCTCCGCTAATGAACCCTAAACGGTTCTTAAAGAACACAACATCATTAATAGTAAACCCAACAAAAGAAGGACCCTCCTGTTCACTCTCATCACCTGCTAATCTTTCAACCCAGCCAGGTAACGCAATAGTTATAGTACCGTCTGTATAATTACTACCACTAAAGGGTTGAAATGTGAACCTTACAAGACCATCAGCATTTCTGTAATAAACAAAAGCGTGAGGCATTGTATTGTCATCTAGCTTTCCTCTAGCACCCCAACCGCTAGATTCTTCCCAAGTACCTCTACCATAAGTACCAGCAACTGTAGTATTTTCAGCGTTGAATTTTAAATAGTAAGAACTCTTATCTGCTGTACCATCTGGAGCTACAAGTACTGTGTAGCCTTCCCAAGATGTGGTAGGAAGATCAACTATAGAGGTAACCTGATTAGAAAAACCAGACATTAAACTATTACCTCTAGCGTCAGAGGCTACAAAGCTTTTGATGTATCTAGAAGCGCTGGCACATCCTATTAATATCTGAGAATCCTTTACTTCAAATGTAAGTTTATTGTTAATATCACAATCATCTAAGCCGTGCTTAAGGGTAAGAGTTACAGCTCCACTAGCTGTTGCGTTTACATTAGACCCAGCTTCATTAACAAGAGTGAAAGTACCCGCTGAAGTGTCAACGCTTCCATCTTTAACAAAAGTATTGGATGGTATACCTGTACCAGTAATGAGTTCTCCACCGTGAACTTTCCAAATATCTCCTGTAGCTGCAGTAGTACTAACGCTTGTAATCGTAGGGTTGCCACTGGTTGTAGTTCCTGTAATAGTGTTTGTATACGTAACTAGTCTTTCTGCAATAGTGGCAGAACTAACAACGTTTGCGTTACCACTAGTGTCAGTAAGAGTTGGTGTCATATAATGACCGTTTATCTTATCTCCGTCGTCTAGCTCAATATCAACTGAATACTCTGTATTGTAGTCAACGAGCTTAACCCAAACTTGAGCCTTTATAGGTTGGTAAGCACTACTTATAGATCCGATATTATATCTCGTTAAAGTTTCTGAGCTGTCATAAGCAGTTTTCTTTTGTGTATTTGTTATAAATACATAATCTTGGAATGAGGTTGCTCTAAACCTATCCCTAGCTCTACCTGACCCACGTAGGTATTCAAGATTTGTATTAGTTATATTTGCAAATGTCTGTTCAACAGGAACCACACTGGGGAGTGTGCCACTTATAGGCTCTACATTGGATACCCCTGCAGTAAATGTATAGTTAGATTCAATGGTGGCAGTAATACCTGAGGCAGTTGCAGTTGAGTTCTTATCAACAGTAATAGTACTAGCTCCTATCTCTACGATTTTTGCTCCAGCTCCTATACCTGTTCCTGTGACTATTGATCCTACAAATAGATCAGTCATCCCTCCTGAAGTTACAGTAAGTACCGCAGAGTTATTGACAGTATTAACAGTTTTAGTAATAGTCCTGCTGTCATCAGCGACAATAAGTATGAACCTTTCATCACTACTCCTGTTGTAAACGTATACCCAAGCTTCATCCCACTTGATTGTTCCTACTAAAGTATTACCTCCTGCATTCTTAGTAAGAGTATCAATCCTTTTTACGGGAACTGATCCAAGCCTCTTCTTAAGACCTTCTACAAGATCACAGTTACCATTTTCAAGTGTCTTAGCAAAACCTGGTAAGACAAAGCTATCTGCCTGTTGGTTCACTCCTTTATTCAGTGGACCAATTATCTGACTAAAAAGTTCTTTTGACATTAGCGGTTGAGAATATCAGGACCAAAGGTAGTTCTTACACGACCATCATATAAATCATCAGGACCACTAATGAAGTTACAGTTCTGTGCCATATCCTCTGTACGTTTTAATATCTGACGAGCATTCTCTTCATCTTCTTGAGTATAGGCTTCTATGCTGGTTGATGTTATAGCTCTGTTAGCAAAGATTCTTCCAGCTCGTATCATGATATAACGTTTACCTGTTTCTGGTACCTCATCCCAAACTAATTCTTCTATAAGTTCAGCAACTAAATCTGTAGTACTACCAGTTAAAGCCACACCAAGACTTCCTCTTAAATCATAGGAGTTCTTGACACGATCAAATAACTTTATACCTCTTAATACAAAACGTTGGGTTGGGTATGAAACTGGGTTAAATCTTACAGCAAGGGTATTACTAGGAAGAGAGCTATGTCCATTCGTATCTAGGGGTATTGAATCATACATCATAGTATTCCAAGACCACCCTTCTCCTTGTATCTCTTTACTTATCTCATCAATAACACTGTCTGCAAGACTTGTATCACCTGTTAAAGGAGGAACCAATGAGTTAACTGGTGCTTCTCCAATAATGGATAGAAGAGTATTTACTGCTTGTAGTTTTGTAGTTGCCATATTTAAACAAAAAGGGGAAACTTACGCCTCCCCTTATTGTATTCGTAATTAAGGAATTAATTACCAGCGGTTTGTGCCATCATGCTTGATGCTTACACAGCAGTCGGGACGGAGTATACCGTGACCAACAGCATAAGAAGCAACCATCATGGTGCTCTGAGTCATCGCTTTGTACTCAGAACCAGTCATCTGCATATTCAGATCCTTAAGAGCTACTGTACCCACTGCTTCTTTAGTGAAGCAAAGAGCGAACAAGTTAGCAATACTTGAAGTATTACCTTGCTCATCCTGCCAGTAGTCGTTAGTACCTGCAGCAGCCGTACCGTCGGAACCGTCGTTACCATTGATGTAGTTAGGACGTTCACCACGAGTTGTAGCAGCTTGGTTAGCTTGACCGATGTAGCCCTGACGAGCTGAGTTGTAAGCGTTGTCACCAAGGTGATTAGATACCCTGATATCAAAACCAGCAACACTAAGAACTTTGTTTCCTTTGAAGGAACCGTTCTCACCACCGCCTGAGTTCCAGTCAGTGTTGATTGCTCTTGCAGAAGAGATCAAGTCATAGTAAGCGCCAGGTCCAACCACTGCGACACGACCCTCACGAGGAGCGTCTTTCTCGTCAAGTGCTTGGCAAGCCTGATAGAACTGCTCAACAATCTCATCACCACGAGTAGCTCTCGTAGCGCTAAGTGTTCCTGTTGTTATGGCTGTTCCACCTGGAAGTGAATTAAGAACGAATAGACGCTCTCCAACCTTGAAGACTGAATCAGTACCAGTACCAATAGCACCAACAGGACTGATTGTGAATACAGCAGCACCGTTTGTAGGAGCTGCAGTGATAACACCGTAAGCACCTGAGTCTTCACCATAAACACTTTCACCAACAGCCCAGTATGAAAGCTCAGCAGTTGCGAAGTTAGCGCTTATAGTTACAACACCTGTGGCAGTTGCAACAGAAGCTACAGTACCACCTGCAATTTGGAATCTCTTAGAATCCCAGTCCTTAACACGACCATCAGACTCGGAAGCTGTTTGAAGTGTGCGAACTAGACGCTGGTCATAGGCTCTTGAAAGTGCCCTACCCAATTCTTTTGAGTATATAGACCTAACGTCCCAGTGAAGTTTGGCTTCATCTAAATCATAGATCGAGGCATCTGCGATAAGTAGATCGTCGATTGTAATAATCTTTGATCCTGTCATCCCTTTGTTGCCTTGGCCTGTGATCCAATCGCCTGGACGATGGTAGCGGCTAGAAAAACGTCCCGTGATTGGAAACTCAGCGGATTTTCCCGATGAGATGGTACGCTTTTGGGTTAAGTCTTTGAAAATAGTTTCCCTATTGAAGACCGTTAGGACTTCTCCAGAGAAGATTTTCATGAAATTTGCATTCTCCTTTTCGTAGTTGCCAGCAGCAGAGTTGGCGTTATACTGAGCGCCATTAATGCCACCTAACCTGGAGATGCTCGAAAAATCTGGCATCGATTTAATAGTTAAAATGCTTAATGCTTAGTACACCACTGCTGTTATCTCCTCAGAGGCAACAATATAAATACTTAAGCTTCTTTAATATTAGCTTATCTAGGTGTTAATACGTCACTACGTCCTAGCTTTTCTTCTATATCCTGTGTATAAGCAGAATCTTTAAGATACCTAGGATCACTCATAGCTTCTACAACTTCTTGATTAGAGCGAAATACATCAGTACTACGACCTGTTAGTTTTCCTCCTATTAAGTTTGGTTCAGAGCCATTACTTTCGGTATAAGCAAACGCCATAGATTGAAGCGCATTCCTCGCTCTGAAGTAATCACCACTAGCAACCTCCCTGTTGTAGACGGTTAGCTCATCTTCATTAAGAGCGCCTTTAGCCCACTCTTGTATCTTGGTGAAAGACTCTTTACCTCCCACACTTTCTAAAATAGCAGTCTCTTCTTCCTGAGTAATAGGACCATCATCTAGATCAGCTCCTTTCGCTTCAGTCTCTTCTGTTCCCTCCTTAGATTCCTCTTCAGTCCTTTGATAGCCTGCACGGTCTCCAAGTTTCTTTTCAAGCGCTTGGTAAGCCTCAAGGAGGTCGTCTGCAGTTTTGAACTTACCACCGATAAGGTCTTCTTGTGGTTGCTGTTCTTGAGATTGTGCTTGATCACCCTCTTTGATAATTTCGAGATCCGCCTCGTTATACGGCCCAGTTTCCTGCGTAGCTGCGCCATCTCCAGAATTTAACTCCATAATTTAACCGACACGTAGAGATAAGTCAGGGCCTATTGTGGCACGTTTCTGACTCTTAATAGCATTTTTATACTCCTCATAGATATTAGGCTTTTGTTCTTTTAATTCTCTAATACGTCGTTCAATCTCATTCTCTACTTTTGGAGGTGCAGTATCTACCTCCTCTGAAATAACAACCTTAGGCTCCAGCTTGACCTTGGGCTGCTGCAACTTCCTGTCCCGTCCTGACTGAGTCATTTTCTGCTTTAATAAGGGCTGCTTGTTTAGCAGGATCATTTTGTGGATCCTGACCTGCAGCTTGTTGTTGCATCATCATAGCCTGTTGCTGTTCTTCTGCCACTAAATCTTCTTCAGATTTTATAAGCTTGTAAGTATCTAATCCGTCAGAAGCAGCAAGTCTTGTAATAAGTTCTTGGTTATTAACAAACTTACTCATAACTTCAGGACCTAAGGTTTGAGCTAGGGTTTGGATAAATTCAATTAGTTTAACTTTGTCATTACCTCTACCTAAAGCATCTAGTCCAGTCGTAATACGTGGCTTAACTATATCCTTCGGTAATTTCGGTAAGCGGCCCTGACGTTCCATCAGTGCCATCTTTCTATGAACCATAGGTAGCTGTAGTTCTACAGAAAGTATGGAGTAAACCCCTCCAAGACCAGTCTCAAGCTCTTGTGCAATCATTCTGATCTCTTCTGCTGTAACCCTATCTCTACCTTGAGTACCAGCTTGGATAGCACTATTCAATAAGAAAGCAAAACTAAGTCGTTGTTCTATACGAGCAATAGTATTCAGGGCAACCGTGAGGTCAGCCTGCTTATTCATTTGCAGTGGTGCTACATCATTAGGATTGCCAGCCACAATAGAACCATTGCTAGCTCTAGCCAACGCATCGGGTCGTGTAGTTCCATTTGGGTTACATAAGAAGATTATTTTAGCTGCGGCTGCAGATCCTTCAACAATTGCTTTAGATAAATACTCAAGAGACTTAAGATCCCCTAATAGGTCTTCACAAAAGCTGCGTCCATAAGCTTCGTGAGCTACTCGGAATAGTCGTAAAGGAATGAACGGACACTTATCCATAGGAGAAGAGCCTGGTTTTCCTATCTTCTTGCTATAAACTTCTTGATACCAGTTACATTTAGCTTTCTTATAATCCCATTGAACGTGAGTAAATAGGAAAGTAGTTTTATCTGTAAACTTACCATCACCATTCTTAGGAGCTGTACCTTCAGGTAAAACATCAGTACTAACTTCTTCTCTAATAACTACTTCTAAAATATTTCCTTCTGGATCTCTCTTTAAACAGAAAGACTTAAGAGGATAAACCCTAGTACCGTTTTCAGCTATATATAATAAAGCATTTCCACTAACAAGGAGATGTTTAAGAGCTTCAAATAAAGCAGTCCTATCTCCTGACTCCTCTATATCTCTCATAACAGCCCTCTCCATTAGAGAAAGTTGTTGATCAAATTGTGATTGGATTTCTTTATAGTTATCTAACTCCTTCTGGAGCTTCATATCATCTACAGATAACCTAAAAAATGCTTGGTTTGGTGGTAGTAGAGCAATCAAAAGTTTGCTCGCTAAGTGATTAACACCTCTAGCGCCCAGCCCTTGATAAGTAGTGTTAATTTTTGTATAGAGATTCCTCCCACTACTCTTATCATTCTCAGTAATAAGAGTAGGTAGCGTGTATTTACTACACTCAATACCTCTATCGAGATAAATGGATTTCTCTGGCTCCAGAAAAGAATAAAGAGCCTGAGCTGTGTTTTTAGACATTTAGACCGCCAGTACCTGATTTAGTTGTACCACCCCCAGTACCACCTCCCATAGCTAAAGCAGAGTTTGTCTCCACTTTAGTTCTTAAAGCTCTAGGTGTGCCAACTCTCTTCCTAGATTTCCTACCAACGTTATGAGCTGACCGCTGTTGTTGGATTCTACTTTGTAAATTTGATTGTTGTATAGCCCTCTGAGATGTGGATCGTTGTTGAGCTATCGATTTAAGTGCTGTTTGTTGTGCCGCACTAGCTTGGTCAATAGATAATTGTGTTCGTTTTCGAGTCTCAGCTATATTAGTTTCAAATTGTAATTGATTCTGTTTTGCACTCGACTGCATTTGTGCAATCTCTTTATCAGATTGCTCACGCATTAAACGTGCATCTTCTCTAGCTTGTTTAGCAGCTCTTCTAGCATTTGAGGCAGCCTTTTGAGCTGCGTAAACTGTGGCTCCACCAGCTAAGACAGAACCAATTAGAATAGCGGTAGCAGTAGCGGCCATATCTAGTTGTACTTAGTTTCTTCTTGTAGTCTATACTGATCCTTCAAATGACGTACAACCGCCACCTGTCCAGCATTAAACCATATTTGCTTCTCTTCTATACTAATATCTGGAGCCTTATCTGGATAGACCTCTTCTAAATATTCAATTAATTGCTCATCAATTACAGGAATCATATATTCAAGCCAGTTGGGTTAATAGCACCAGGTTCAGTACCACCATAACCCCCAGGAACGGGTGTTGCTATAGGTGTTCTTGTAACAGTTGGTCCTGCTCCAGTATCATCATCTTCCTCTGGAAGACTTGCAATAGCCTGTTGCTCTGCGATTTGAGCTTGTCTAGCTGCTGTAGCTGCGTCTATTTGAGTTTGAACTCTAGTAGAAGCACTTAAACGTTTAGATTCAAGTTCAGCAATTCTAGTTTTCTCTATAGTTTCAGCTTCTATTCTTTGAGCTTCTTGAGTAGCTGTTGTTTGCTTTGCTGTAGCAGCAGCCATTTGAGCTTTCTGATCTTCTGTCTGCCTTTTAATCTCAGCAGCTTGTTTATCGTAAGCCTCTTGAGCTTCGCTCTGCTCAGCAGCAGCCCTTTCTAAATCTTCTGCAGCTTTTCTACGGTCTCTAGCTCCTGATAAGTCCTCTACAACGTTGTTAACATTTTTTCGGACGTTTTTTTGAAGATCGTCAACACCTCTAGCTACGTTACCTACTACCTTTGTAGTAGTTTTAACTACATCTTTAGCTGCTTGGGTTGTAACTTTAACTACATCTTTAGTTACATTAACAACCTTTTTAGTTACATCTTTAGCAACGTTTACAACTGCCCTAACTGGGGCAGTAACTGCTTTCCAAGCTCTGCTCCACCAACCCATTATGCGTAACTCGGTAAATCGGAATTGCTAGTTTCAAAGAAAGCAGGAACTCTAGCTCTCTTAGTATCAGCTAAGCCTTCAGCCTTACCACGATACATGAGATTATCACTTTGATCTAACCAAAACTTTTTGTTTAGATAGCGATCCTCAGAATCACCTAAAGGTTGAAGAACCCAATTAATTGTTGCTTTCCTTAGTTTATCTAAAGATGGGCTAGGAGTCCAACCCTTTTCTCTACACACAAGACTATGACCACTTACGTGGATGGTCTCATCACGGCTGATATCCGCTGATGTAACCCTCATCCCAGTGTCTCCGTTGAATCTGAAGAAAGGCAGCAACACAAAAAAGATAGCTTTCTCAATTACAAGAGCTTTTAAAACTGTGGGATCAGGGTGAGCCTTCCAAGCTGCTTGAAGTCTAAAAGCTTCAGCCTCAGCTTTCTCATCTACACCATGAGCTTCAGCAATATAATTGAGGGCTATATCATGCCTATCCTCATCTCTTACGTTGTCCTCTAGAAGCTCCTTAGATAAAACTGGGATATCTTCAAGAGCCGCCTTGATGAACCCTCCTACGGGTAGTTCAAGGTGTCTTATAGATAGAGCACGTTTAATAGTCTCTTCAGAGCCTTCCTTCAGCTTTCCTGCTGTTGGACGCACGGGAGTCCAGGTACGCTTCCTTTCCAGAAGCTGTTTGTATGGATGCTGTCTCATCATTCTGCACAATCACAAGTTATTGGGTTATCATCGGTCAAAATTTCACTGAGATACTCGTCAACATCGGTATCCCCTAAAGCGGCATACACATCTGTTTTATCTTGCGTATCCGGCATGACCTGTAAAGAATAGTATAGGCTTTTCAACGGAGAATTTAACCATCTAGACATAAACTGTCTGTCAAAATTTATTAAGTCAGACCACCAATTCATGGAGATAGCGTGTGCCTTCTTGGTTTTATCCATCATGACTTGCCATTCACAATTCAACTCAAAGAAAGTATCCCAACCTACTTCTTCAGCAGTCTCACACTTTGGATGATACTTATATGATTTAACACCAAGAGTAGTACTATCACGATCTACCTCACGTGAGATTGGTGGAGAAATTTCAGGTGTTGTTGTGTAACCTTCTCTGTCTACATAGTTATAAGAACAAGTAGCAGTTGGAGCTACGGTAAAGGCTCTAGTCATACCATTTTCTTCAGCCACCTTAGCCGCCGCTTGCATACCGTGATGAATAGCTAGAGCTATAGAGTCAGCCATAGTCACTTCTTCTATACGAACACCTAAATTAGTTCTCCTCATAGCTGAGACAAAATCTTTATAAGATACATTCTCAATAGCTAGAAGATTAGACAGACCAAGTACACCTAGACCTACCTGATTATCTTTCTTACGGTAGATACCAGATCTATTAACTCCAGTTCTTTTGTAAAGGTCACAAAGAAACTCCATACCTTTTACAAAGGCTTCAGGTATATCACTAACACTATTAGTACCAGCTAAATTTATATGACTTAAGAGGCAGGTATCTCTAGATTTAATTAAGATCTCCTGGCATACGTTATGGTAAATTCTCTCACCATTTGAGTCGTACTGCTTCTTAACAAGCCAAAGGTCACCTTTACGGGCTCCCTCCATAATCGCATTCAATATAGAAGGCTTGTTGATTACCTCTGGATCAACATTGACGCAGCGCTTAAGCCACGGTATGCGAGCACGATCATAATTGATGAACTCAATAATGTCGCTATGGTCCCAGTCGCAATGAGCCACGATCGCCCCATTTCTGTACTGTCCCCCACGTCTGAGGATTTCGTTGAACTTGGAGTAGATCTCCATGAATCCACAAGGACCGCTAGCAACCATTCCGTGCTCGTTCTCAGTTCCTTTTGGTCTGAGGTTTGAGAGGTGTAAGGAGACTCCTGCGCCATAACGAAGTGCTTTAGAAGCAAAGATAAAGGACTGTTCAATAGAGTCTTCAGACTCATCCATCGTGTCGTCAACAACCATGACACAACACGACACGGGGTAGCGTCTAGCTGGATCTTTCAACCAGCTCTTTACCCTGCCAGTCATGGCAAGTGAGGTATAAGCTTCTTTAAGTTTCATAGTTTTGATAAGTCAGGTTTTCTGTAGTTTGGTCCTTTCTGTACCTTCCCTTCTTTGTAAGTGAAGGGTAGTTTTGTCATATTAGAATCTGACACCTTTCCAAAAGCGGTATCAACATCTACACCCATTGAGTGTAGTAGTCCGTAAGTAACCCAGATTAAATCACAGGCTTCTTTAATGACATCTTCACGTTTGAGATTACTGTGAGCATGAAGAAGTTCATAGAACTCCTCTTCGATGAAAACCATTTGGAGATTGCAAGCTTCTTCATCATTAGGTGTCGCAAGTTGACCAGCACTCCTCATCCATAACTGGACTAGGCGTGAATTGGATGTCCTGAGCCTTGGCATTTTTAATGGATTGATATAAGGAAGAATCATAAGACTTAGCCTTACCCTCTTCACGTTTAATGAGGCGGTCAAGATACCAAGAGGCTTTCTTAAGATCTTCAACCCCATTCTTTCCTTCATAACGAGTCACATACTTAATGATGTTTCCCTCAAGGAAGTCAAAACCATGACTACTAATGTAGTCAATACATTCAATTACGGCCTCGTCTCCGAATCCGTAGTAACTAGGGTTGGTAGTGTCGGGGGTTCCCATAGTTCAATGTCATCGTAGGTGTACTCAGTGTCCCGTAATATACGGGCCAACCGTGCTTGTTTCAAGGCGTGATCTGCACTGAGACCCTTCTTCTCATACTGTTGAACTACAACTCTCCATGAGGAGGCAAGTGAGAACCGTTCCACAGGAATGAGCTTCTTCGCCGTTTTCGGCCCCACACCAGGGCAGCCAGAATAGCCGTCGACAGTGTCGCCGCTGAGACACTGCTGTAAAAAATAGGCATCAGCTTGATCCTCCGTAATTAATTCAATGTCACCTTCTTTATTAAGGTGAAAGCCAGGAATCTGTTGAAGATCCTTATCTCCAGACCATATAACAGGAGTCTTGTCTCTGTGTCGAGTCGCAAGAATTCCTAATACATCGTCTGCTTCCAAACGATACCAGCATTCTGACTTGTAGCTGTTTTCCAGCCGTCTACGAACCTCTTTAAAACCAACAGGTTTAATCCGATGATTCGTAGCTCTCCTATTTGCTTTATAGGATGGGTCAACCTTCTTACGAAAGTTATCCACCCCAGTCCAGCAGAGGGTTACCCATTCAGCTTTAACTTGCTGCTTTTTAATGCTTAGCAAGTCTTCAAATATCATCAACGCTTCCCTAACAGGAAGGTGTGTTGTGATGATGTCTGTTTGCCATTCTACCTCTACTTCACAAGCACAGCAGGCTTGAAATAGAAGCATATCGGCGTCGACTAAGAGCCAAGTCATGAGGAAGTTTCCCTACGTTTCGGTATATATAGACCATCCCCTCTTTCCTTTAAAAATTTTTCTAAATTCCCTCCTCTCCGTTCAGCCTCTTTAAGTAACTTAACTGTTTCGTTGTAGAAAGCTGTTTGTTCTTCAGTGCAGTCTTGAAGACAGTCCCAATCCTTCGTCGTTTTCATGATCCCCTTTTGTATCTGAAGCAATCCTACGGGGTCGGAGTAAGTAGTTCATAGCGTTGGTGACACCTTGAAGATTGTCACCTAACTTCCCTATACCTGTATTGCAGTTATGACAAAGCCAACCCCTATGGTTGGTAGTGTTGTGACAATGATCCCAAGTTAGTTTTTCATCTGTCTTACCACAACATTCACAAGGAGTACCAAGTGGTGGAGTTTTATGTTTCTTCCTTATTTCGTGATAGTTCTTTTGTGTCTCTCTAGTACATACAGCGCATTCAGGTCTAGTCCAAGTCCCGTTCTTATAGAACTTAGTTATATCTTTTTGTTTGCCACAGATCTTACAGTTCTTAGTGGCATTCTGCCCAGTTGTCTCCAATCTTATATTCTGATTCGATCTTAACTCGCATTCTAAGACGATCCCCTGCGAGTTCAGACGAGAGTACTGCAACTTTCGCCACATCTTCAGCAATAGAATCTTTAGCTGCAAATTGGATCTCATCATGTACGTGTGCTAAGAAGCTCCAATCTTTCCCATATACAAAACCTTTTCTACTTAATTCTTCGTAGCAGATGATGTACCAGAGTTTAGATATTATTGCACCAGCTGACTGTAAACAGAAATTTAAAGCGCTATGAGGTGATCTTATTTTAATAGGTCTACCATCAATAGCTTTGATAAACCCTTCAGACTCTGCTTTAGCTGTTATCTTTTTAGTAAGTTCTTCTAAGGCTGGTAAATTTTTATAATACTTACGCTTTAACTTATATCCTCTAGACATTCTCTGCTTTTTTGTTGAACCTTTTTCACTAACGATTGCACCTATGCGTTCTGAACCTGCCCCATAGATTAGGGCATATAGGAAAGTTTTCGCCATATCCCTAGTTGGTAAACCAGCAGCCCGTTGATTCGCAGAATGGATATCTCCATCGATAACTGCTCGTGCAAATTTACCACCATCAAGAGGCATTAAGTAATGAGCTAAACACCGTGCTTCGATACCAGAGAGATCCACGCCAACCTGTTTGACTGTCCTTACTACACCGTCCCTTCGGGGTGAACAATTTGACAGGTTGTTAGGTCCAAACAGAGCTCGGCACTCCGGTCCCAGGACTGACCTAACGGCAGGTACCTGGGCCATATTGGGGTTGACGTGGGCACATCTCTGAGTAGCACAGCCAACCGTAATCACGCTGCCATGAATACGATTGTCTTTACCTACTAGTTTCAACCAAGCACCTTTGCCAGTACTTAGTTGGCTTAGTCTTTTTTGGAACGTAAGAGAAGATACGAAATCTTCAGCTCCAGGAATCTTCTTAAGAATCTTCTCATCGATCTTGGGTTTACCAGTCTCGGTGAAAACTTCTGCTTTCCAATTCAGATGATTCTTTAGTGCCCAAGCAATATGATCCCTTGAGTTTGGATTCAAGGGGGTCAGACGACACATAGGTGATGAAGCTACGTATCCTCGACTTTTATCGTTTCGCTTAGGGGTGAAGAGCCCTCCGTCAATGAACGGGAACCGTTGTCTCAATCGTTCATCGAGAGTATTCAGTTGACTTACGCAGTGGGCTTCCAATTCAAGCGCTCCCTTAACGTCAAAATGAAAGCCAGACTGTTCCTGCTTCGAGATAAGAGTTGCAAATCTCATCTCAAGGTTAATAGCGTCGGGATTAGCATCAACCTTAGGTTGCAACCTACGCCAAAGTGTAGCTGTTACTTCGACATCACAAACACATCTCTCTGCTAATTCTTTGGTTAATTTTGAGAAATCTTCAAGATCCGCGTGTTTCTTATGCTTCTTCATCCTGTGACCATAAGCTTCTAAGCTGTGTCGGCCATACAGTTGAATAGGCATCGTCTCCCATTTATGCTTAAAGTCAATATCTAATATGTCAGGCCAAAACATCCTGCTACATATCAGAGTATCTATAAGCCTTCCTTTAGGTTTGAAGTTTGGATAAAGCTTCTGGATTGCTGGAATGTCATATTGAATGATGTTATGTCCAACAAGTATTTCACAGTTCTCCAGTATGGGTAGCCACTTCTCTGGATCAGTATGCAGAACAGTATGACCACAGGGTGTACCAACTACACAGCAATGAATCTTTGTGATGTCGTCAATCTTCAGAGCGTTCGTTTCTATGTCGAAGACTCTCATCGATGTGGACTTTGAGTTTCTCAGAATAACAGTATTTGATGAGCTCTTTGATTTGAGGCTCATTGAACGTGTGTACAAAGTCATTAGCTTTAAAGAAAGTGGAAAGGGATCGTTTAGCTTTTTCAGTAGCAGCGAAAGCAGATACTTTAACTCTGTTTATCTTTCTAAGATGTACATCAAAAATCGGGTTCAATAAAATCATCTGTAATCACAGCAATATCATCCAGCGGTAACATTCTGCCAGTTTTCTCGTAATACTTCACAGTTCCTGCAACTCCAAGCCATCCTGTGAATCTATTCTTAAGTACACGGACTCTACATTCACTACTGTCGGATCCTTGTTGGTCGCGTTCCAAGCCAAGGACAATGTCACTGAGCTGGCCGATAGCTGCACTACCGCGAAGACCAGAAAGACTCGTTTGTTGACCATCTTCATGTCCTTTATCTCCTGAAGGTCTTCTAAGGTGACTGACCAATATCATTCCACAGTTTGTTTCTTCTACAAAACTGCGGAGCTTTGTCATCGTTTGGTCAATCGCGCGGCGTTCATCCTGAGCTTGGTCCATACCCGACACCAAAATTGATAAGTGATCAAAAATAACAAAGCTGCAACCCAAAGCAATAACACAATGCCGTATACGATTAAGAAGAACGGTGCTGTCAAGGCTGCCAAAATGATCGTAAAAATAGACATCCCCTTTCCCAAGGGTTTCATCGAATGCTGCCTCGATCTGCTCATCGGTGAAGGTTCCACGGTCAATATGTAGAGGGTGATTAAGTTTAATGCCGACAAATCGGCGCGCAGTTCTAAGGTTATTCTCCTCCAAGGATATGACAGCGACACGCTCATTTTGTTTAATAGCTAAGTGATAAGCGATTTCGTTAACAAAGGTTGATTTACCTTGACCTGTGCCCGCTGTGATAGTACAGAGCTCTCCACGCCTTAAGCCGTGAAGCTTCTCATCAAGAAAAGGAAAACCATACTCAACACTGTCTACTTTAGGATCTTCAAGTACCTGAGTTCTTAGCTTGTCACCACATACAATTCCATCAGGCTCATACTCCTTAGCGTTCCACACCATATTGAGAACAGCTTTCTCATTTCCATCCATAAGAGCTTCACTTGCATCTTTATAACCCTCAATAACTCCTACCTTTGCCTTTCGTGGTGGTAGTAGTTGGATGTCACGTTGAGATGCTTTCTGTCCTTGTTCATCGTTGTCATAACACAATATGATCTCATCAAATTTGAGCAGCCAATCAAGCTGAGCTTTAATCGTTTTATTACCAGATTCACATCCATTAGGAAGAGAGACACAAGGCCACGTCTTTCTAATAGCGTGGTAACTCTTACAATCCATCTCACCCTCAAAAACTACACAAAGCTTCCCTCCGTTCCACTTCTCTTGACCTAAGAACCTATTGTCTATGTTCTTACCTAATTGAAAGAAGTCCTTCTTACCCTTTCTAACTTTGTATCCAACAAGCCTTCTCTCGTTGTCATAGATAGGCCAAAAGTCTGCCTTCTCTCCGTTGTGTACAGCTCTCACTTCTCCAAAGAACTGAGGTGTTGAGGCAGGTATACACCGCTTCTTATTAGCGACGTACTCACCCTCTATTAGAGGGACTTCAGTGAAAGAGTTTTCCATTGTTGAAAAGGATTTAGAAGAGTCTGAGAAAACGTGATAGTTACAACCTGGAGTAAAGCAGTGTTCACTGCCATCTTCAAAGATTGCTTTATTATCTCTACTACCACATTTAGGGCATGGTGATTTAATTGAAGACATTTAAAAACCTCCAGGTGGGGATATCCCTGGAGGTAGTGGTAACCCTTTCACTTACCAATCGGACTATAACAGAGTCCAGCGGTGTGGCAAGTGAGGCCCCTTACACCAGGGAATATTGTGTTTGTCACACCACATTGCGTAAGTCATCTTGGCTGTCTTAGACAACTTTTGATGTGGCTTTTGAAAACACATACGGATATCTACATCAGGATGTTGTTCTTTAAAAATCCTAATGAGTCTCCTATCTTCAGAATCAAAATAGCCCTTAACCTCAACAACCCTACCGTTATCAAGAATGAAATCGGGGGTATAGCTTCTAGGTATTACTAGATCGTACTTTTGAGTTTCGTACTCGTAGTTAATACCGTTTAGCTTGAGGTCGTGAGCTACTTCTGATTCAAAGCCCGATCTAAATCCATCTCTTGTACGTCGTCCATACTTGTGAAATCGTCGGGCCATTTACTTAGAAATCTTCGTCTTCGTCTGGTACGTTATCAGATTTCTTAGTAGATTTCTTGACGTTGGGTTTTGATTTCTTATAACCCTTAGTCTTTGTGAACTCCTCTTCTAGGTCCAACTCACCACTGTCTGAAGCATCATAAGTCACAGCTTCAATGATCTGGATAGCACGAGGTCTGATCCTCATACCACCTTGAGGACTCTTAGGTGAGTAAGGCATTAGAACAGTGCTGACTAGTACAGTTGTACCCTCTTTTAGGTTGAGATTCTCATCTACAGCTTCTAGTTCTCCATCTACTACTGGAAACGGAAACTCTTGATACCTAGGCTTGGCAGTAACACGAACGGTAACAGAACCATCCTCATTCTCTATCCAAGGCTCAGCAAAGAAGCGCTTGTTCCCACTTGTTTTCCGATACCACTCACAGAGACTTTCGTAGTTGTCTCTTAAGATCTCTCTGAGTTCATCAGCATCCTCAGTAACCCTGATCTTTAGACGGAAATCGCAAGGCTCATTCTTATAGGTAGGTTCCTCAAAGAAGTTAGGAATCCAACCTTCTAGTGTTCCACATACTTTAAGCTTTTCGTATGCCATAAGGCGTGATAGTTGAAAGGACTAATACAGTTAGACAGAGAACCATCCAATTGTATACCTTAAGGTAGACAGTTTAATAACTGTCCTTTTACTGTTTTCTTTACTGTTGTTACTGTCCCTTTACTGATCTATTAACTGTTAAGCTACAAAGGTCGTAACATTTATTACTAATGAAGTTCGCAATAGCTCTAGCTGCCCTGCTAGGTGTAGGCTCAGCTCCTGCCCTTGCTGGTGATTTCTATACAAACGTTGAATACAATGGCTCAAACACAGGCTCTAATTTTACAGGCTCCACAACAGATATCCATCTTGGATACGAAGGGGATCTGGGAAAGGACAACCTCGGATACTACATTCAAGGAGGACCAGCAGTTATTAGTACTGACGGTACTTCTGACAACGATACTCAGTTCAGTGGTAAGGCTGGCCTTAGCGTAGCTGCTACCGAGAAGCTTGATGTCTATGGTGAGTTATCAATGGTCACTGTTGATGACACTGATAATACTTGGGGTTCTAAAGTCGGGGCTAAGTATAAATTCTAGTGACACATTACAGAGTGGTATACTGTTAGTAGCAACGGCTACCAGATCTGATAACCTCTAGCTTACGTTCATCCCATAAAGGGACGCAGGCAACCTATTCAAGGAACGGGGAATAGGTGTTAAGAGGATCAACCCATGACCAAACTCGTCTACCGTGGTGTCGTCTATTACAGGAAGGCACATTAAGATATAAGGGCTCCTTTAACCAGGAGCCTTTATACTTTTTAGGACTGATGAAAGAGTACGTGACGTTTGACATTGAGTACCTCACTGAGACCTATGAGTACGCCAAACAGCAATACAAAGACGCTATAGGAGACAGAGATAAAGACTATTGGGAAGGCTTTCTAGATGGTCTTGACACAATGTATAAGAAACAAGTTATTGATTAGGATGCTGTCCCTCATACAGTGATACGTGTCTACCATCAGGACCAACAAAGAAGCAGCTGCTATCTCTTATCTTTGGATAATCCTCTTGTAATAGGTCTATAAATGCCCCGACCAAAGACTGACACGTTCCTGCCTCTAATACTGCTGTGTGCAGGTCTGTCTGTGCTTCCGCTACTGAGGAGATCCTTTCAGCCTCATCAAACTCCCACACAAACTCGTGCTCTGTATCAGCTTCTGCATCCAAGAAGTCCATCGCGTTGAGTGAGCGATCTTCAAGGACCTTCAGCCGTGCCATGAGCATAGGTAGGTACTGTTTAGCCACTTGCTTAAGTGGTCCATAGAACTTCTCTTTTGCTGCTTTACTTGCCATACTGTCCAGTAAGCTACCTACTAGCAGTTTAAATCAAGATGAGTTTGCATAAGCATCATCACGAAGACGTGATAGTACAACTCCCATCATCCCGTGGCCCTTCTTTGAGAGGGGAGGCTAGCTGTACTCAAGTTTTCCACAGGGTATTATTACCTAGTATGTTTGTACTATAGTACACCTGTACTACTCTGCTATTGATTCTCATTCTCAACAATTAATCATGATTGATACTATTGCTGTTTTATTAGCAATGATTATCTTAGTTTATTTAATCATTAGATTTTATAATCCTCATGCCTAGTACACCTCCACTTCAACATAAGCAGAGGTATTACTACATCTTCTGGTCAATCGCTACCCTCACAGTATTAGGAGGACAGCTATTTGTTGCTTGTTCTTATAGAGATTTAGCTCAAGCACTAAGACAAACATTGCTTAGTTAAATAATAAAAAGCCCCCTCAATTTGAGGAGGCTGAGAGTTGTATAAGAACAGAGATAATAACTGGCCATAACATCACAAGGATGTAGTAACTAGTCTTCATTCTCACCTGTACTAATTAGGTGATCAATGTATTTATACACTGATTCATAGCCATCATCCTCGAATACTTTGAGTGCATCACCTAAGTGGCACAGCTCTTGATATCCAAGAACTTGGGAGACAGAGTAAACATCAAGGTGAAGGAGTGAGCAGCCATAGACCTCTTCACTGTATCCAATTAGATCTAGATAAAGATTCCAAAGAGTACAGCTTTCATCGGCATTGTCTGCCCATTGATACAACCTCTCAATAGCAAAAAAGCTATTGTTTAAATTAAGAGGTTTACCCTCGACTATAACGTCGAGAGTAGCCTTAGTTTCTTTAGATAGCGTCAAGATCCCCTCCGTGTCTTTTACTTAGATCACTTGATCTTCTATCTTTCCAATCATTAATGAATGACTGAACTTGAGAATTAAGTTGATCAGAAGTCCAACTCTTTTCTTTAGCAAGTGAATAGATCATTTCTATTCCTGCTAGTAGATCAGATGATTTATTCATTGAATGAACACAGTAAAAGGCTGTTCAGGTTTGACTTTAATCTCCCCTTTAACCCACTGATCTAGTGCTACTTCGTACTGATGTTGTTCATCTAGTTCTTGGTAGTACTGTTGTTCAATGGCTAGGAAATGAGAATCAGGATCAAACATAATTAACCTCGTAACCGTTGAAGTAAGAAAGATCAGAGATGCAATCATCTAGGTCATCCCAGAAGTCAGCATCAAAGGCATAAGGATCAGGCTCTTGAGGGTCACCATAAGGATCAATCAAGAAGAAACATAAAGTTCCATCTGAATCAACTACGTGGATTTGATATCCAGTTTGATCCTCTAATTGTCCAGAGAATCTAGCTGCTCTCCTGATTGTTAAAGCAGGAAACCAACGTTCAAAATACTTGAGCATTTTGTTAGTAGTTAGTGAAAGGTTGAGTGATGTTGAGTCACTCAGTAAAGGCTGATTACTCAGCCCTTAGAGAGTGCTTCTACTTCTTAAAACTGTCGGAGGTTGAAGCGTAGAAACTTGAGAACTTAGCGAGTGCTGGTTCAGAAGCTATCCTTGCTTGCCTTCCTAACGCTTTAACATCGATGACTGCCTCAGTGAAGTGCTTATTGTGTTCTTTAACTCTTAGTTTGAAATCAGTTAGATACTGTTTCACAGTTAAGAAACTTTCAGCAGCGTGATCACGTTGTTTGGCTAGTGTTGAGCACTTCTTACGTAGTAAGGCGTTCTCATCATCTGTAGCAGCTAGAACAGCTTTAACTGTCTCTAACTCCTCCCAGAGTTCTTGACGTGACCAAGGCTTCCCAGTTGAAGCATTGATGTGATCAAAGGTCATAGTTGAAAGGGTGATTGAGTGAACAAGTGCTCTAATTGCTTAGAGCTCTCCCATTATTGCTAGAGCCCTTGATATGACTAGTAGGTCCTTAAGCTGTCTTAACATATTGATATAAACTCTTAAGATTTATTCTCTTATTTTGTTGTGGCCTTGGTCATGGATAAATAAAAAAATAAAAACACAGCAATTTGGTGGCAGCTTAAGGATTTATATATAGTCTTTCTTCTTTTTGAGAAATACTCTCAATAAGAGGCGATTTATACCCCACCGGGGGTTTTCCACAGCCGTCACCTTACTAACTGGTGCTCAAAAATCTGAAGTAAAAATCTTTTGGTGCTGTTTCTCAGCCTTTCTAAGCAGCTTCTGGGCCTTTTCTCTAGTTAAACACTTCTCAGCTTTCACATTAAGCTTAATAAGCTTCTTAAAAGCTTTCTTCAAGATTAATTCGGTACTCTTCTTCAACACCCCAATCATCCATAATCTGATTACAAGCCTTTGCAGACTTTTTAAAATACTCAAGCTCTGACTCACCACTAAACTTAGACATTAAACGAACATTACATAACACTGGTCTGTGATCATAGACATTACAATTACCATCTTCATTCAGTTGAGTACAGCAACCATTTTCATCAACTTCATAAGGAAATTTACTAGCTATAAAGCGTTTCATAGGTTCTAGTTTATCTATATTTTCAAGTATCAAACCCATACTATGGCAGCAACAAAGGCAGCCAGTACAAGGAAAGTCCATTACTTCTTAGATCTGTTATACCCCTTAGAACTTACTTGAAGATTACTTCTACTGTTGTTTTTAGGATTACCATCCTTATGATCTACATCTTTACCTTTTAACGCATAACCGGACTTAGCCAGCTTTCTTCTAGCTTTATTACGACTACTCCTGTTAGCTCTTTGCTGAGGTTTACCTTGGTAGTTGTCGTATTCTTTACGATAGTTCCTAGTCATAATTACCTATTGTATGTATATAGTAGGGCAGTAAAGGGACAGTAACAACAGTAACAACAGTAAAAGAAACAGTTAAAGGAACTGTTTTAACAGTTATATAACTATTATAACTGGATGGTTCTTCTTTAAAGTGGTACAAAACCAGAGAATCCCACCATCTCTGTAAGGGGCCTAGAAGGTCCTCAGATAGCCCTTAAAGTCTTTTATGAGTCAAGCCAGTTAGCGTAACTTGTAGAGGCATTAGCGGCCTTCTGAAGGTCCTCTAAGGTCCTAGCGTATCCAAGGACCCCAACGTTAAGACCACCCTCTCCTTGTATGAACCGTCTTTCAAGTTCCCACTGTTCACGTTCCCTAGCTTTTATAGCTTTAGTTTCTGTGAGAGCCATATTCTCCGTAAAATATTGAACAGCCATAGCTAAAGCATCTAACCTATCGTCGTGTCTGATGGAATTTTTCTCTTTGGTTATGCGGGTAAGCTGCCAGAACAGTTGATACTGGCTTCTAGTTTCGCCTGGGTAGCATTCTGTTGTAGAGATATCTTTACTGATTACATCCGTATCAACCATCAATCTGTGTTGGTTCATGACAGGCTCAAGGGTATCAATAATCCTTGTCTCTTTCTGTTTTGTATGTCTAACCTCTTCAACGGAGCACGGGTATATAGTCCCAAGGTAACGCTTAAGAAGTTCACTGAACATACCGAGTCCGAGGTTACTTTCTACAATTATTTCTTTGACTTTGTACTCTTTGGCAATGAGCGTAAGCTTTTTGAGGTTGACCTCGCTGTAACCACCTCTAAGTCCTCCAGAAGCGAGGAGAAAAAGGTTACCGTTGAGGTAGGCGACTACAGCGTATCCCAATTCATCACTTCCTTTACCGGAGGGATCTATAGCGAGTACGACCCCTGTGTACTCAATAAACTCAGACCCGATTTGGGCGGGTTTGTAAAAGAGATCCCCGTGAAGACCTACGGACGGTAAATCAAGAGCTTTATCACCGTTAGCCATCCAAATAACTTTATCTGGACCTTGTTCACGATTGAGTCTAAATACGCATAGATCCATCAGTTTGAGAGGATATCTCTCTTCGTCAGATAGGCTAATATCAAGAAGGAACTGGAGGTTAAACGTTGACCTTCCAATTGATTCCTGACGAGCCTCCAGCTCCTCCCAACCAAATCTTCCAGAGTCTGTAGGGTGCCCAGCCAGACTAGAATCTTCTTTTAAATCACTTAATATTTTTGGAGCTAATCTGTCTCCGTAATAGTTTTTAAGTTTAGCCGCAGTAGGATATAGGGCAGGCCAGATTCGAGGAGAATAGCCAGCTAGTTCAAGCTTGGCGTAGATACTGTCCTGAGTGTGGGGAGTTCCTAGAAATACGATCTCTCCACCTGGTTTGATAACTGAGTCAAACTCTTTAATACTTTCTCTAAGCTTGTCACGTATAAGCTGCGTCTCACAGCTCTGAGGGGTCTCTACGTCGTCCGCTACGATCAGATCTGCCCTCGACCCAGTGATCTGCCCGAAAATACCACTAGAGCGCACTGAGGGGCTCTGATCGGGCTTAGCGCCAAACACGTCAAAAGCAACCTTAGAGAACCTCTGAGTGTCACTAGGAAACAGATCCTTGACCATGAACCAGTTTCTAAGGAGATCGTGGCAGAACACGCTAAAAGCGTCTGCACGGTCTTGTGCGGCTGATATGACTAAAACCTTCGTGTCTGGGTTTTTACGCAGTCTCCAGAGCACGTAGCCTGCTGTGAGGAAGCTCTTACCGCAACCTCGGTACGCCATGATGATTCTTCTGTTAGGACCGTTCTGCAAATAGTCTGCAAGTTGGTACTGAACAGGAGTAGGGCTAGGAAGCCTTAGAAAGTGCCAGAGATGAGTAGCAAAAACTGGAAAGCTACTGAGCGCTTCCTTAATAATTTGTTTGTGATTATCATTAGGCACTTATATAAGATTTAACTTTAGACATATCGATCTCAGGAAGATTAGAGATCATCTCAGTGATTGCAGAGACATCACCGTTCTTATCGAGGGTTATGCCTTGATCCTTGAGAAACTTAATTGCGTTTGCTAGGTCAGAAGCCTTTACATCATCTCTATGTAGTTGATCGACGAGTTTAGTAGCTACCAACCTGTGGAGACTCTGAAGTTCTTCTTCAGTAGCCATACCTTGTGCTTTTCTTCTAGCCATTGTTCACGGTCACCTTTTTGTTTGGGAACAGGTTTCTTTTTATTAACTCTACAGCTGTATCGTCTATAGTATTGTCAGTGGATTCGACAAGCTTTGTAAGCATATCCACGATCAGCTGTTTAACGCTGTCAGATTTTAGAAACGCGAAAAGAATAGGCTTAACTAGGAGAACCATTAGAAAAATTTAAGCTGTAGCTAGGTTACTCCTTTTTTGCTCGTTTAAGTGCTATTAGGTCTAAAAGTTTAGAAGCGTACTCAGGATCAGCATTACTACTCTGTTGAATTAGGAGTTCCGCAAATAGAAGATACACACTCTCAATGTCCATCCGTTCGGGAAGCTGAGCTTCGGCTTCAAGAAGAAGCTTTAGTTTCTCGTGCCAAGAAACGTGAGTCGGAATTACATTCTTCGGTCCACTACACCATATCTCAGCGAAGCGCTCCTCGATCGACTCAGGAATGTACATCTGAATCATATCGAGAGCCTCCTTCTGATGAAGCTGACCAGAGTAGTAGGTAGCTACATCACGTAGGGAGAATTTCAATCTTTAGTGACGCTAGGTGTTTTAGTTCTTACTGGTGTAGAGCCTCTATCTTCTCGCTCTTTTTGTAAGATCTTTTTCTTCGTATCAGCCCATTCTTTACTTTTTTTGTAGTTCTCCCAGGGAACCTGTCTTAAACGTTCTCTCTCTTTAGCACCCTCGCGGGCGGCGTAATCCATTTCAGACATTTTTAGTTCTGATAATTATCTATTCTTTAGTATATGTTCTTTTTTCTGTTCACTCCACTGTCCAGACATTAGTTCTTCATGAGCTTGTGCAGGATCGCTACTTTGTGAAGCTTCCATAAGAAGTCTTTCATCAATAGGGTTACCGTATTCATCTACAGGTCCTACAGGGTTATTCCAAACATCGTTAATAATGCTTCCTGCTGTTAGTGCATAAGCATCTAGTTTTCCAGAGAGAGCAAAGTTTTGAATCTGAGGGCCTAACACTCTTAGGAACCGCATAGCAGCACCTACTTTGTTTCCAACAGCTTTTCTAGTAGCTGGATCAAAGAGTGGTGAGCTCTTATTGGGACCACCGGAATCTGTAGGTATTTTTCTATATTCTCCTCCTGTTTGTCTAAACGGTTTAGCATCTCCACCATCAGTTCTACCTACCCATTCGTTTGCTGTTGAGACGTCACCTCTTAGTCCTGATTGAGGTCCTGAGAAGCCTCTTCTAGAAGTTTGAGGTCCAGGTGTAGAAGCCTTTCCGTCTGTAGCTCCACTTCTTTCCCAATTTTGAATTTTCTCCATCATGTCTGAAGAATGTGTTCTAAATTTCTGCCTACCTTCACTTAAGACTGTTCCTGAGCGTTTAAACGGATCAGGTTTTACTGATCTTGGTCCTGGTTTATATGGTTCATATTGAATAGTTAAAGCTCCACCTTTACTAGGAGGAGTAATTGTTAAAGCTCCTGAAGGGCTTTTAACTATTTGTCCTGACTTATAACGAGTAACGTTTTGCCGTGGATTAGGTCCTAATTGCTGATTTGAAGTTATTTTTCCTCTCTCAGTAGCTTGAGAAGCTCCTTGTCTAACTCTTCTACCAGTTCTATTCCAACCTCCTACTATGTTTCCTTTTTCAGTACCACCAGTAAGCTTTGTAGGGGTTTTTACTTTTGTTTTACCTGTAGTGACCTTAACCTTACGGCCTCTACGGTTTGTTTTTAATTCGTATCCAAGTTCAGCCATTTTACTTGTATTTATACCCTGTATTCATTTTGGCACCTTTTTTAGATTTAGAATCTTTTTGAAACTTCTTAGCTACGCTAGGCTTATTAGCATAGAGATATTTTTTCTGTTTTTCAGATTTAAAAGGCATGGCAGAAGAAAAGAGCTTAATAGGTAAACTTAAGGATGGAGTTGCTGATAAGGAGGAGCAACTTCAAGTCCTTGGTACTTTCGTGCGTCTTGGAGTCGTTGTGTGGTCTGGGTTTATCATAAGCTTAAATTATGTTCCCTTGCCAGGTGTAGATAATAAGCAGAACAATGATATAACTTTCATAACTTTCGTTTTTACTTCAGCTTTAGCTACCTTTGGGATTGATACAGCCAAGAAGAAAGAACATAAAGACAAAACTAATGGGGCTACACAAACTATAATCATAGAAACTCCTATTAAGATCGAAGGAGTTGACTCTAAAAAGGTTACGAAAGTATGAAAAAGTACTTACTATTAGTGTTGTTATTAGCAGCATCACCAGTTAAGGCTGACATACACCACGCTATAACTTCTAGTGTTCAGTTAAATGTTAACGCCGCAGCAACACAGGCCCAAAGAATCGGGTCAACCTTCAGTGCGGCTGGCACAGGGGTCGATGTAACTGACGGTACGACTGCTGGGACTATCTCTGCAGGAACTATTAGCAGTGGAGTGTATTCCCCAGGAACCATTGCAGCGACTCAGAATGCAACTTCTGGAGAGAGTTTTTCGTACTCGGCTTCATTTATTCAAGCTGATGCGGTTCCCACTTCTGCCCCAGCGGTAGGAGCTGTAGGGAATTTTTCTAATGTGACTTCTACTGCTTTAGGAGTTGCTGGAAGTTTAGCTGGATCAGTAACTTCAGCCTCAGTGAATAGCATTACGGCTGGAGGTGCTGGGACTTCGGCAATATCAAGTATTGAAAGCGCTATAACTATTAAGTGATGAAGAGGCTTTGGCCGCTTTTACTGTTTATAGGTTCCCCTGCTTATGGAGTCCCCGTAGTGCCCAATTTTTCCGCAGGCACTATGCAATCCACTACAAGAACTACCTCTGTAGTAACAGAATCGATTGTGTCCCACGATTATTCGGGCTACCAGTATTCCCTGAATGGCTCTAATATCTCTGTTGATGGTAACTCCATTGCACCTGATCCAACAACAACTACAGGAACTGTTGGAGGACAAACTCAAACATGGACTGGATTAGACATCAACTCAAGAGGAAACGTCACGATCACCAATCCTGGTGCAAGCTTCCAATTCGTAGAAACTTACCGTGGACCTTCACTTCAGAATGTAACGAACATCCAAAGGACCACGAACATAGAAAGCGTCACAGAAACAACGTCAGTTTTCTCCCAGTAATTGCGTCACTATTTATAACTTTACCTGCGTATTCTCAGACCTCTTCCACAGCAGCGCCCGTCGCAAATTCCTCTGGTTCGGTAACCAATATGGGAATTCAGAACCTTCCAGGTAACAGTGTTACCAACCATTATGGAGGGAATATTATATGTCAAGGACCGATGCTAACTATATCTCCCTTCGTCACAGATAGCCATAGTTATAGTACACCAAGGGAGTATTGGTATGATGCACCTTCGTATAACGACGATGGATCTTTGAGCCACCATGTTGCTACACGTACAGGGCAGAAAGATAACTTTGCCTTGAACTTAGGAGTATCCGCTAACTTCTCAATTCCGTTAGATGGTGGGATGCAGAGTAGATGTAAGGCTGCTGTAGATAGACAGTTGAAATTAATGGAAGAAGTCAATAACTTTAAGCGTTTAGATTTTGAGCTAACTCGTTTGAAAAATTGTGGGGATTTAAAACTACGTGGTATAGAGTTTGCTCCTAATAGTCCTTATATAGATATATGTAAGGATGTAATTGTAAGAGCAAAGCCAGGGCAGGTTTTACCGCATAGGCATACACTTAAACCTTTAGAGGTGGTAAACCCTTCTTCTCGCGATAAGAATTAGCTCTCTTTTCTGAAGGAGTTAATGCTCTAACAGGCTTACCAAGTTTCTTTTTAATCTTATTAATTATCTGTTTGACTATCGGTTTGACGACCTTGAGAAGTAGCGGCGTAGCTAATGCAGCACTCGTTGCTATGAGTGTTATCCCAGTAGTGCTAACAACTTGAGGAGCAGTAGGTATGGCATTAATAACTTGCTGCTGTACTGTTAGTTTCTTATATTGCGTAACACAGCGATTGCCTATTAGTTGATATCCAGTTATCTCTTTCCGTCCATCTTCAATTTTAGCTCCGACTTCAGCCGCTCCTGCAGGCGGACAATCCTCAAATTCCTTGGGGGGCGGTGGCTCTGCGGCTGGGATTGGCGGTTGTGGATATCTTTGTGGCTCAGCCTCTTGTGTGTATAAAAGTTCCTCTGGGGTGTAGTCCATTGCGTCATAACTTGGATACTCCGCTTGACATAAAACAACATTACCATCGGGATCGTTATTAATTAATGCGCTATTTTCCCTATTGCTTTTTCTACTAACTACACACCCAGGCATATCAATTATTGGAAAGCCTAAAGGTACTGTTACGTGTACTGGTATGTTTAAAACTTGTGGAGGTTCTACCTTCCACTGTTCAATAACAGGTGCATTTATCTTTGGAATTTTATCCACTTAGTTTTAAAGTGGTAATTTTCCTGATTTTGGTTTGCTGGTAGGTAGTGCTGGACTAGACAGTGCAGGTAGTTTTATGGATTTTGTGACTTGTTCAATTGCTTTATCCATCAAGGCATCCTTGTTCCCTTGGAACCAGAAGAAGCCATACGCCCCGCCACCAAGAATTGCTATGACTCCAACGCCTGAAGCAATTGCAATTCCATCAATGATTTTTCTCATGATGGTTTATTTGCAATTAAATGTGCCTTCCAAGCATCTTTTACTGATTGAGTCCAAACAGTAGCTGCTATTCCTTTTACTTCTGTAGATTCAGAACTTATGTCTCTATCTACCAAGTTGTCAGAGGCATCAAGAACTCCTAGGTCTAATGTCTTTCGATGAAACGAGCGGCTTAGTTCTACTCCATCTTCTTTAATAACCGTCGCGGTTCTAATTTGAATATGCTTGTAGTCACCGACTACTTCTATTTTATCTTCAATTGTTGTTTTTGTTAGGGCCATTAGGATAATTCTCCGAATTAAACAGGTTTAGGTACTTAGTTTATAGACTGAATTGCGGTCTTTAAGAGTCTGTAAAATATGTGAAAGTCATTTGGCAATAAGCACCAGCAGTATCCCATTCAGTAATATCCCAAGCTTGCCAAGTTGTACCATTCCTAGAGCGATATCCAAGGAAGAAACTTACACTTTGCCAAGTATAAAATGTGTAATGCATATCGGTATCGAAACCGACTTTATATGTTAATGGTGCAGTACCAGTTGCTCCTCCTCCTAAACTAGAAGAAGTAGCGAATGGTAATCCCTCCATTTTTACTGGTCCACTACCTCCAACAAGAGACATATTGGAAGCATTAATCCAACAAGTAACTTGTCTACCAATTTTTGTATAGTGATTAGTAGATGTTTGTGTAGTACTACAACCACTTGTATAAGCAGTCCAAGTACCTGTGAAGGTACCTTCTTCATAGTCATCTAAGAGCTCTGAAGACATAGTGCCAGCACTATTACTAGTAGCACTAAAATCAATGCCTTTACCAGCTGTTTTAATTTCTATATTACCTCTAGCTACATCTAAATTACCAAACCTGTCTATACGTAGTTGTTCACTTAAAGTACCACTAGATGCAGTTTTAAAAACTAAATAACCATCATTAGCCCAAGTTGCTCTATGAGCTGCAATAGATGCATTTACATTATCTGCTGAACTTTGCCAAGTTACACTTCCAAGTTCTTCATCATCACTAGCTACGTTACCACTTTTGAATTTAAGTTTCGCAGCAGCATCGTTAGCTTTAATCATCTGATCGCCAGTTAAGACGAGAGAAGTACCATCAAAAGTAAGATTAGCTTCTGCATCTAATTGAGTAGTAGTGGATGCAACTGTAACTAATTCGTTTGCTGTTGCATTATTAATTGTTGCTCCACCTCCAGCTGCAGCTTCCCAACCGGCATCACCATTGGCATCCATAGTAAGAACATAGTTATCACTACCAGCTGCTAAAGCTGAAGGATTACCAGAGGAGTCTCCTACTATAAGTTTACCTCTAGCAAGAGCATCCATCTTAGCAAGAGTAACTGCATCATCTGCAATTTCATCAGTATCTACAGCATTATCTGCAAGATGAGCATTATCTATAGACCCATCAACATAATTATCGCTGTCTACAGAGTTGGCTGCTAAGTGGGCATTATCTATAGACCCATCATTATAATGTTCAGAGTCTATAGAGTTATCGGCAAGTTTGGTTTCATCAATGAGATCAGCTGTTAAGCCATCAGCTTTTATTTGTGTTAATGCCATTTAGACTGCCTCCAGTGCTGCTACTTTAGTTTCAAGTACCTCAATTTTAGCTACGGCTTCTTGTAAAGCTTTTACTAGAATAGGTGCCCAAGCTTGCTTAATAGCTTTCTTCATAACAGGATTATCGTTATCTCCTGTTATATTATATTCTTTTATTAGACTAGGGAATACTTCTTCAACTTCTTGAGCTATAAATCCAAGCATTTTTTTCTTAGATTTCTCAGGAAACTTATCAGCTTTCCAGTTAAAATTACGAACTTTTAACTTCTTTACATCTTCTAATTTAGAACTAGCATCGACAATATTTTCTTTTAAAGTTTGGTCAGAACCACTATAAGAATCATCATGGTTCCATACATCTCCATCAGAAGATACTTTAAATCTAACTGCAGTAGTATCTAAGCAATTAAGAAATTCACCGACACTATCATCTCTAGTCATACCAGAGTATTTAATCTCTAGCCCATAAGGAGAAGATGAGGAGTTTTGATAGAACCTCCATCCCCAAGAGTTAACAGTAACAGGTAGTGTATGTGTTGAAGTTGCGGAATCTGTTTGTCCTTCTAATGTTCCAGTTACTTTTACTCCATTTGAAGTAGTCTCAAACTTCTTACTGTTGTCGTAATAGAGTTCTACTTGAGCATTAAGCCCACCTTTTATATATGTTTCACTATTCCCATAGTTAGTAACTTTAAATATGTTGGCACATTGTATACGTGTTTCACCTGATAAATTACTAATTATTGAATCTGTTCCATCATGGTAGATCCCTAGGTCAGAGCTATCTCCAAATTTTACTTTATGAGAATCGTCTAAACTAATTTCAAATGAATTAGTATCCAGATCACCACCAAGTTGTGGTGAAGTATCGTTTACTAAATCTGCTACAACATCAGCCCATTCAGGGTCGTTGGCTCCTATCTTAAGATATTGACCGGATGTACCCTTAGCTAACCTTGCGTCAGCACTAGCAGCTCTGTAGATAATATCACCACGAGTTGTGGTGGGTGTTGTAGAGACTGTTGACCAGGTTAGTTTGTCTGAAGAGTCTTTATATTGTAGGTATTTACCATCAGCAGGTGCGTTACTAATATCTAACTTAACTTCTGCAATAGTGTCATCAGCTATCTTGCCATTTGTAACTGCTAAGTTCTGAAGGACATCAGTAGATACTGTGTTATTAGCTGGAGCGTTAAGGGTTACGGCTGAACCTATCTGTATAACAAATACATCATCACCAGTTTGTAAGTTTGCAGCGAACTTAATAGTGTTCGCATCAGTCATTACAAAGCCATCTAAGCCTGAAGTGGATGTACCTGCATTTGGTTGTTGGATAACTCCGTTTACCGATACAACAAGTTGAGCAGCATTGGTAACACTAGCTCCTGTACCTGAGTTAGTTGTTTCTCTTAAGTCATAGGTATCAATAGAACCATCAATAGTTGGAGCACCTGAACCACCTGTAGGACATAGGAATAGGAACTTAAAGTCTCCAGTTGATGTAACCTCTCCCCAAGCTGAACCGTCATACACCTTCATGGTGTTAGAGGTCTTGTTAAAGAAGAGGTCACCTTCGTCGTTATTACTTCCTGGGTCGCTAGTATCTGTACGGTATCTAGCGTTGAAGTCGTTTATATCATCTGATAACTGTTTAACATCAGTTTCAGCAGCTAGTACTTTATGGTAAGTATAAGTATTACTTGATCCTGTAGAGAGTACTTGTAGACCTACTCCAGCAGCTAGTGTCTCACTGTATAGAGAACTAGGGAAGCTGTTAATAGTTACAGTTGCAGGTGAACCATCAGTAGTCCTACCAGTGGTTGATGCACCTGAACCATTAACGACCACTCCTCCAGCATCACTAATACTGACTACTACACCAGAGGCTGGCATTGAAGCTGTAGCTGGGAAAGCTGCTTCAGTTGCTATAGCTACGAAACCACCAAGTGCTGTTACAGATCCAGATACGTGATCAGCTACTGCTTTAGAAGTTGGTATCGCTGTGTTGCTGTTAGTAGTAAGAGAAGTCTCTCCAATAGTCTTACCATCAATCTGGTTAAGCTCAGTTAGGGTTGAAGTAAGAGCTGTACCACCTGCAAGGATTGAAGCAGTAGCACCCTGCATTCCAGCAAGAGTGGTTAGGTCTGCATCAAGAGGTTGTTTAGCTCCTAGCTGTGTTTGAATTGATGAAGTTACACCGTCTACATATCCAAGCTCTGTAGCTGTTAAAGTTCCTGGTATTCCATCTAGAACATTAAGTTCTGCGGTAGTAACAGTAGCGTCATCTAGTATTTGAACTTCAGTTTGAGTTAAATCAGCTAATGCTTCAGAAGTACCAGTTGACATAGTAGCCAACTCAGTTAACTCAGCATCTAAAGTCTGCTTTGCGTCTAGCTGAGTCTGGACATTAGAAGTGACACCATCTACATAATTCAGTTCTGTAGTAGTAAGAGTTGCTCCATCAAGTATCTCTACTTCTGCTTGAGTGAGATCAGCAAGAGCACTTGCAGTACCACTAGCCATTGTGGCTAGCTCTGTAAGTTCTCCATCTAAAGGTTGTTTACCATCTATCTGGGTTTGAACTGCAGAGGTAACTCCATCTACATAGTTAAGTTCAGCAGTAGATAATGTAGCCCCGTCTAATATTTGTACTTCTGTACTGGTTAGATCAGCTAAAGATTGAGCTGTAGCTATTGGCATTGTTGCCAGTTCTGTTAGCTCAGCATCAACAGAAATAGTGATCTTCCCAGCACTAGGGCTGTCATCTGCTATGGATACTGGAGCTGTAGCAATTATGTCGTCTTTTACTTTCGCTGTTGCTTTAGTATCTATTTGACCGTCAATAGCCGCTGTAGTGGCAGCTTTGGCATCGTTACTAACCCAAGTATCTGAACCACCAAGGAACGAACCTAAAGTTGTTAGATTTCCTGTACCTAATAAAGCTGCGTAGTCATCTGAGAACTCTTGTAGTCCAAATCTAATCTGGTTATCTGCGTTGTTAAGATCACTAGCTGTAAGGGTAGAACCTGCTGTATAAGTAACTGTTGCACTTTGTATTGCTGTTGTCCTTTCTAAGATTACTGTTCCAGTTACACCAGCGTTTAAGACTACGTTACCGCCGTTAGGCTGTTCAACAGTACTACTACCTGATATTTGATAAGTACTTGTACCACTAGCTGCGTTGGTGTATACAGTTCCGTTAACTGTTACTTTAATATCTGACTCTTGAATATATCCAATAGGACTACCACCAGAGGTAGTAAGAGCAAACGTTGTTGTTGAACCGCTAGGTGTATAGGTTCGAGTTGAATAAGCCATTAATTAAAGACCTCCAAGAAGACTTCTTCTATGTTTTAGAACAGCTTCTTTTAAAGCCTCAGGAGCTCTATACTGCTGGTTCTCGTATTCTCCCATCATAAAATCTTCTTTAGCTTTATTGAACAAAGATTGAACATAATTAGCCAAAATAGTTCTTTTTTCGTTGTTTTTAGTTTCCCAATTAGGTGGTGTAGGAGATAGCGGTGCTTTTATCCCTGGTAATATGCTATACCCAGAAGAAGCATAAGGGCTATCTACTCCTGGTAAGTTCTTATAATAGCCACTTTCTATTAAATCTTTAAGAGCTGAATGTATTCCTACGTGTAAGATTCCTGTAGTTGAATCATAGTATCTAAACTCTTGATTTAAGAAGTGATTAAAATCATTAAGAACAGTTTTATTAACGCCACGTATATTATACTCCTTACCGCTATAAAGATCTGCTCTAGGAGGTTGAATTAAGTTAGTAACCATTTCTCTACCTACTACATCTAAGTCATCAGGAAACGGCATATAGCGTCCCATTACAGCTCTAAGGGCGTTATATTTACCACCCCCACGGACATTAACTGTTTCACCTGGTTTACCCCACCAAAGAGCTCTACGGCTTCTACCTTCTGGATGGCCGTTTAATACGTTGACTACTTCATCAGCAAGAAAACCGAAACTAGAGTATTCAAAGTTATAAGCTAGTGTACTTCCAATTGAATCTTTACCTGCTCTAAGCGTTGCAAAGATTGGATTATCTGGTGCTTCTGGGTTATCTAACCAGAATTGTTGTGAAGAATACTTAGCACCTAAATTGGCAGGCTTTCTAGGATCAAAACCTTCTGCCACAAACTTCCTAAATTGATAATAAGGTTCACCAGCTCCTGCTATAGCTTGACCAAAGAAATTACTAAAAGTACTTGGGTCTCCTTTAGCTGCTTGATCGATAGCTTTAAAGAAGCGATCAAAGCTAGCTAAACCTGGAGTCTCCATGATGTAGTTAGCTGTGACTGAAGCTACAGCTCCCATAAGATCGAAACCTTCAGATCTTTTAACACCAAACTCCTCTATATCCCTCATAGTGGCTTGAATAGCCATGACGTTTCCATAAATAGGTATCCACCTATATGGGAACCTAAAGCCTCCCCAAGGCGTAGAAATTTTCATCGTATATAAACCTACTTGACCTTGCTCTGATCTATAAGTGTTTTCAAGACCACCAGTAACTTCAAGTTCTGGGTCCATCATTTGCATCCAAGCCATAGTGTGCATACCTACAGCAGTGGCAAGAGCTCCTTGAGCCTTAACTCTTGTATTTAAGTCTTTACTGAAATACTTACTTTCAAACTCAGTTAAGTGTCTCTTCCATAAGTTATTTTGAGTAACACGCTTTTGTAGTTCATCTGGTAAATGTTCACCAAGACTTCTTATCCCTATACGAGTTGCATCATGAAGTGATTGTGGTATATCAGTACCAAGACCCCAACGTAAACCCCATTTAATTGAGTTAAGAGGAGAAGTAACAACGCCTGCCATTGTGTTAGCAAACATATTTAGATAAGGGCTATAACCTTCACCTTCGTGGTATCTACCCCAGTTAATCCATTTTCCTGCAGCAGCAAAAGGTCCAGTCAGTTCCTCAGTACGATTGACTTCCCTAGTAAACTGCATAACGTTTTCTAGTTGCTTATTGATAACAGTGTGACCAATAATCTCATCATCCATACCAGCTCTTACTGGTTCATAGAAATCTCTATTACCTTTATCTAGAAGTTTCTTAACTTCTTCTGCTCTGTCTGCTACGTTTAAAGCTCCAGAAGCAATCATTTCATCTACTTTTACTTCTATATTTGCTTTAACAGCAGCGTTAGAGATAAAAGAAGTCATAAACTCATCCCCAAGAGCTGCAAACTGGAACGGAGCAGTCATGTTGACCATTTCTCCGTTAGGGTAATAACTCTTAGTACCTAAATTTTTAAGCCCTGGGATCTTTCTAGCTCCAGTAACTGCAGGAGCTAAAAGCCATTTAGCTTGCCAGCTTCTTTTCTCCCAAGCCTCTCCAGCTATGGCGTAGTCATGGAAAACCTTAAGACCTACACGAATTTCATTTAAAGCGTTGAAAATTGCTTCTTTCTCAAAATCTTCTTTCTTTAGAATTAAATCTGTAAAAGGTATCTTAATTTGAGTAGCTTTTAGTTCATCTGATATTTTACTTTCTCTAAGAACACCAGCTTTAGATATCTCAGCAGCTCTGTTAAAAACACCAGGATCTGATATAGATCTTCCGTAGAACCATCTAGCTTTAGTATCTTCCCAAGCTTCTTGCAATCCATATTTATATTCCAACCACATTCTATGATTCTGTCTTGCTAATCGAAGAGCTTCTACATATTCATCTCCTGTGTTTCTTTTTATAAACCTTTCTACAGCAGCGTTAGCGTAAGATGAACCTGTGATACCAGCGTGTCTGAGCATACCCTCCATTGCTGCCTGTGGCGGAATAGAGGAAAAAGTCATAGGACTAGATATTAGAGCCGCGCTTTGAACTCTTCTTAGTAATGATGGTCCAGTAACTTCTAACTCTTTTAGCTTTGTTAGATCACCTTGAGAATCAAAGACTCTACCAACCAAGTTATCAATACCTTCCCAATCTGCTTCTGTTAAAGGATCATCGCTATCTACTTTAGATATAAATTCGTTAAACCTTTCTGTAACAGTTTCTTTACCCTTTTGAGTAGCTTTAGCTAACTCTTCACCAAAGTCAGCAGCATCACCCCATCTTTCAGCTATACGCCCAAAAGATTCAATAACAACTCCAGGTCTACCTTCCTCAAACTGAAGACGGTTTTGCTTTCTCATTAAGCGTAAACCGTTACCAAACCCTTCAAATAAATCGCTAACAGCGTGAACGTTATTCATTACTCTTGTAAAAGAGTTTTTAAAGTTGACTAAAGCTTGTCTATCTGAATAACCGCCTTTTAGAGCTCCTGTTCTCCTGATATCTTGTAACTCTTTAGAAGCCTTTAAAGCTTGTAAAGCGTTATTTCTAAGCATTGAGGTTGCAACTGTAATAAAAGGTAGTCCAGCTTTAACTCCTTTTGCATATTCAGCAGCTTCACCAATTAAATCATTGACATATTCTGGGTTATTAGCAGCGTCAATCAGCATCTGAGTCGAAGCCATTAAAGAGTGACGCTCTATTTTGAACCCTCTTTTACCTAGAATTTTTACTGTTTCTTCAACTACAGCAGCTATGTCAGCATCAGGTACATAAGTAAGAACGTTAGACCTGAACCAAGGAGTAAATTCCTTGATATTTTTACCCTCTTCTGCGTACCTTTGCATCTCTTGAGCAGCATCAGCATATCGTTTAGCTAAAGCTCTTATGCTTTTTTCAGTTTTAACTGGTTGGTATATAAAGTTTTCTTCATTTAAACGTGCTACAGATTCAACAATAGGTATGTTCATCTCCTCTGCAGGAACAGCTTTTGAGGCTCTTCTTAAGTTAACTTGATCAGTATTGACCTGTACTCCTCCATTTGGAGTAGTTTTTAGAGGTGTTTGATTAACAATTTCAGTAGTTCTTGGAGGTATAATATCGCCTGGATCAGCCTTACCACCACCTACTTCTGGTGATTTTATACCAAAGATTTCAAAGAACTCATCAAGAGTTTCTGTATCATCTATAATTTCACGGAACTTTTCTACAGGCACCTTAAATTCTTCAGCACCCTTTTCAGCTAAAAGTTGTTTAGATTCTTCTGAGCCTTCTAAATACAGTTCAGCTAATAAGGAGTTTCCTTCCTCCATTTGAGCTTGATTAGCCGCTACAACTTTAGGATCTAAATCCTTACCAAGTTTTTCTAGATCTGTATCTGTAGGTAGATCTAACTGTCTAAGAGTTTCTACAGCTTCGCCTTTTGTTGGGGCTACACCACCAGCTTTAATAATACCCTCATGGATATCATCAGCTCGTTTTACAAACTGTTCAATAAAATCAGTATCAAAATTACTCTTACCTTCTGCTTCTTCTAGTAACTCTCTTAAAGCTTGATGCTTCCTAGTGAACTCGTCTATAGGTTGTTCAATAACTTCATCATTACGACCCATCTGTTCTAACAGAGAGTTCTGATTACCACGCTTTTCTAAGAGGTTTCTATAAATATTATCTGTTTCGTTAAAACCTTGACGTATAGAGTTTATAAACTTTCTAAAACCCTCTTCTCCTTCACCGTAGTAATCTAAAAGTTCTTTACTAATACGGTCTCTTTCAGCTTGTTTAGTTGTTCTACCTCCTTCATACTTTGTTTTTCTTTCTTGTAAATTTTCCCATTTTTCAAGCTCTTCTATTGCTTGTCTAACTTGCTTAACTAATGTTGAGTTATATACTCCTTGCTTACCACCTAATTTTTGTGATCTTTGGCTTTCCCATCCTGTTCCTGGTACTTTCTTTTTACCACCTCTTGGACCAGTAGTGTATTGAATAGGGTTAGCTTCTATCTTACTTTCATAACCAGCTAGTGTTTTTCTTAATATATTTAACTGAGATTTAATTTCTTTAGGGTCACTAGTTTTAGCAGCTTTCTCAATTCTTGCTAATTCACCTTCAATATTAGTTAAAGGTGTAAAACCATCTATATCATCTGCTAATTCTTGAAGTCTTAAAGAATCATCTAATACGGGTGATCCTAGTGATTTATTAAGGAAGTTCTCACCTACAGCGTGAGCCCCCATTGAAGTATCTCTAGAGAGATTATCAGTTACATCTCTAAAATCTTTTTGTAACTTACTTAGCTGTAGATCACCGTATTGAACAGATTCAGTTGCTTTAACAGCATCTATATCATCAACTACGTTAGGAAGCTCCTCATCAAGAGCTGACTCTAATTGTTGATTAATTCTTTGATTAATATCCTCTGGTTTACCACCTTTAGCAAGTTCATCTGTTTTAGATTTTAGAATTTTACGACCAATTTTAAAGATAGATCTAAGCCCTATAACAGCTACAGCACCACCAGCTACTTCTTCGATGGTCTCCATATAGTAGTTATACTCAGAATCTGTTTCAGCTAATAAAGCTTTTACTGCTAAGTGTCTCTGTTCTATAGGTAAATTAGCTATCTCTTTTAAAGCACCTGATACTTCTGGATTAGCATCTGGCTGGAAATAAGCTATATCTTCTAAAGCGTTAGGTATAAGATCTTTAACTGTAAAAATTACAGCCCCTCTTAAAGCACCTTTAATACCTGCTGATCCTCCAGGTAACTTCATAGAGTTAGCAAGTTTAAAAGCTATATTACTTTTTGCAACTACTCCTGGTATCTTTGCTGCTGCAGTAATTTTGGCAGATCCTATTACAGAGACGATATCAGAACCAAGCCTTCCAAGACCTGTTCTAGGTTTTAACCAATCCTTTCTAAATTGACTATCTGTACTCCATAATCCAAAAGACTTTGGTAGTCCAAAAGCTGACCCATCTCCTTGTACTCCTAGATTCTGAAGAGCTTCCATCTCATATCTAGCGTTAGATCTATATGATTCTTTCTCTTCATCATCCATACCCATTGTTCCTATAGCTTCTCCTATGCGTCCTTCTTGCTTTAACCAAGTACCCATCTTTTGACCTAAACCATAAAGGTCTCCAGGTATAGCTGTAAGACCGTGGGTTACAACTCTTACAGGCTCAAAGATTCCAGCCTTGTCTTTTTCAGGTTCATTAGGTGCTTGACTGATTCCACCAAAAGTTTGCTCTGGTAATTCAGAGCCCCAAGAATCCCGAAACTGTTGTTGAGCTGCGTCTTCTTCTTCAACCCAAATGGTTTTACCGTCTTTCTGTGGTATGTATGGCATTTAAATTTACTTGGTAGATGGTGGTTTCTCAGTGGTCCAGGTTTTACCACCGTCATTACTATATTCAGTTATTTTAACTCTTCCTCTCTTTTTAGACCTAGTTCTGACTTCCCATATGTTTTTAGATGGAATAAACTCCTTACCTCTGAAGGTTGGTTTAGGTCTAACAACCTCTTGTAAACTAGTCCACTGTTCTACTAATGATGCGTGCTCTTTCTTAGCTTGTGTATATCTTGAACCTTTAGCGGGACCACTCCAGGTAAACTCATCAGGAGGACCTAAATCACCGTCGTTGGCATCCATATAATTAACAATACGAGATCCGTGTATTTGTAGATCTTTTAAATTTAGATTAACGCCCATAGTTCTAAAAGCCGTCTCTATAGCTACTCTCTGTGTATTACCCATAGGAATAACTTGTTCTGTACTTAAAACTCCAAGTTCACTTACAGGTTGAATCAAACTAACAACAGCCCCGTTGTAGAAGTTTCTTTGTGTATTAGCTCCATACTGTTCACCATCTTTATTCATTACTTGTATATCAATTTCTCCTGGTGTAATACCTGTACCTGTAGTAGATAACTCAGTGCTTCCTAGTTCTGAATCGTTTCCTTGAAGACCTACAACTCCGTTTCGTGTTATTTGCTCTCCTTCAACTGAACTTACATTTGCTAAATTAGATATCTTAATTAAATCTCCTTTTGCCCAGTAACTACCTTGACTATTAGCTTGTACTACAACGTAGTTACCATTAGTTTTATTGTTACCTACTTCAACTATTTGACCATTTACAGGAGAACTAACCTCGTTACCTCCTTGTAGATCTGAACCTTTCTGTATTCGATAACGTGTACTAAAGTTTTCCTCACCATCTTTAACGGTAGTAAAAGGTAAACCTTTAATACTAGCTCTATCTAAAGCACCTTGCTCAGCGTCTATACCATCAACAGTGTTTGTAAGTGCAGCCATTCGTTTCATAGCTTGTTGAAGAGCAGCGGAGTTTGGGTACATCCATTTTCTTCTATGTTTATCTCCGTTACCTTCGTATAGTTGAAGAGTCTTCTCAAGTACTTGCCAAGGAGCTACAGCTCCGTCAGTAGCTAACGTACTCATATTTGCTAATTCTTCTCTCATATCTTTAGTAATGAGAGATAAATCTCCACCACTTAAAGCTGCTGTCCAACCATCAAGACTGTCTTGGCTTAAAACAATTGTGCCATTTAGATACTCATTTAAATATTTATCTTTATCACCTGCAAATTTACTTTGTAGATAAGTACCAAAAGATCTACCGTTATAAGGATCGTTAATTTCTATAATGTGTTTAGCGGTAGGCTCATAAGTAACCCCTCCTCTACTGTCTACAACTCGTTTATAACCAAGCTGAACGTTACCACGTTGACCTATCTCTCTAACAGTTCTTAACTTTGGATTAGCTGGGTTAACTTCTAACCAAGTATCTATATCAGACCACATAGGGTTATCTTTAACACTTTCCATATAATTCTGAAAAACCCCGTTAACTGCTATCTTGTCGTCTAGATCTTTTACATCAGCAAAAAGTGCTCTTAATTCTGTATCAGCCTCTGCTGCGAACATTTCAGAGATATTAGCCATAACAGCTTCTTTATACCTTTTAATCTCGTTCCTAGATTCTTGAGTATTAACTTTTCTTAAAGCTACTATTGTAGGATCTTTCTCCCAAATAGATTTTTCTAACTGTTTCTTAGCGTTAGTAATATAAGTAGGTATAATTCTATCTAGTTCTGCAATACGTTCTTGAGTCTGTGCTGTCTCTGCTTTAGCAAATACACCTACTACATCACCATAAAAATCATAGTAATGACCACTTGGATCCCTTAGTGCTGCTTGAAAATCTTCAGGAGTATCTTCAATATTAAATATCTTTTTCTCTTTAACTAAACGTTCTGCCCAACTTTTCATTAATTCTTTTGATCCATCAGGAGATGTAGTACCTGTGAGGGGTAAATTATTATCTAAAAAGGTACGCTGTGATTTTACTGTCCAACCATCAGGAATAGTATTATCGTCCATTGCAGCTATTTCTTCTTCTAGCTGTGTCCTTAATTTTTGAACATCATCAAGGGTATAATTTTCAGGTAAAGAGAGCCATTTTTGTTTAGCGTTTCTTTGTAGTCTTGCTTTAAAACTAAATAATTTACCATTAGCTTCAATCGCTGCTTGTTTACTTCTAGCGCTATTCTTTTGAGTTGCATCATGAGCCGCATCCATTAACGCTTTTCTAATAGATGTTTTACCATCAGAAGTCGTGAGATCTAGAAAGAGAGGCTGACCAGGAGCTGTTTTCTTACCTTCTAACGCTTTATATATAGTTGTAAGACTTAAAGCACCATCTTGACCAAAGTCGTTTAAAGTATCTCCATCATTATCAACATACATATTTTCTTTGATAAGTCCAACTATAATGTCTGTAGCATCATGATAGGTTTTACCGTGTTTCTGCGTTAAACTCTTATGCTCACCTAAAAAGGCTTGGTCAATAGTAATAGGTGTTTCAGCTCCTTCTCCTTTAATCTTTGTAAGAGAAGAGACACGCATTAAAGAACCCATAAAACTATTTCTAGTTTTTATAGTTATCTTGTTAGCTTCTAACTGTAAGGCTCTTTCTTGAGCGTTAGCTTTAGCTTCTGCACTTATTTGAGCTATAAGCGGATCTATTCTGGCGTTTACAGCAGCTTGGGGTAAATGCTCAGTACCAACAAGTAAATTATCAGCCTGTTTTTGTATATAGATACCTCTTTCAACATCAGGTAAACCAGCTACAAAATTTAAATCATCATTAATACGAGATTTTAGTTTGATTGCTGCGTTTACACCTGCGTTAAAAGCATCGTTATCATCTATGTAAAACTTAGTCCAACGGTCACTAAGAGCTACATCCATACTTTCTTTTGTATAGCCCTTCTTTCTTAGTTCATCAACTATTTCTGTTCTTCTTTCAGCCTTGAGGTTTGCATCTTCAGCAGCTTCAAACCATCTTCTAGCTCTACGGTAGTTATCAGCGTTTTCTCTAGCTCTATCTTTCCAAGCTTGCATACCAAACTCTTTAGATCTATTTAATAATCCACCTTCTTTTAAGAAATCTTCAATCTGATTTATTGCACTAGAATCTCCAGGTTGAAAAGAAGAAGCATCAAGAAGCTGTCCACCCTGTTGAACCTGCTCACGGTTAGGTTGAGCTGGTGGTTTAATATCTGGAACAGGTTCTGGACCAGCTACTAAATTATCAAACCTAGAACGAGCTGGTTTAATTTGAAAACGATCAGTTGCCATAATTAGGTTTCTACGGTACCTCGATTGGGTCTATCTGAATCTTTAGGCTGCATATCCATATAGTCCATAGCAGCTCCAAGAACTTTAGAACCTACATCAATAGCTATACCACTTACAGGAGAAGGAGCTGTTGGTGGTACACCTTGTACAGGTAAAGGTGCTAAAGGTTTAACAGGATCAGCTATAGGTTGTGGTTCATAGAACCTTACTTGATTCACAGCGTTTTCTCTAGCAACATCCATAGCTACCTTTTGATTCTCTTTATCTTGTATTCTAAATCTCCTAGTAATTTGACGATTACTTAGATTAGCTAAATACTGCTGTTCATACTGTTGACTCATTGCTTGGACAGTACGACCAACTTGACCTGAAGCTACCTTTTTAACAGCTTCACCAACCATCTGAGTCCTGATATTATCCATCTCAATAATATCCATCGCTTCTTCTTCATAGAAGCGGCCTTCAACATTAGCTATGTTTCTTTCAAAATTCTGAGTAGCAGCTATCGTTGCTTCTCCTTTATAGGCAGCTTGAAGCTCCTTTCTTTTCTCTTCATAAGCTCTACGCTGTTCTACCCAGTCAGCATCTCTGTACCAGTTATTTAGAGATACTTCATATTGACGGTAATTAGCTTTCTCTTGATTAAGAATTTTTCTATAGTACTGAGCTTGAGCTACATAGTGTTTACGCTCAGATTCATATTGTGTTATCTTTCCTCCGTAATAAGCCCCAGCTACAGCTACGGCTCCGTTAATAAGAGAAAGAGTACCTGGAGAAGCCCATCCTTGGCCTTTTCCATTGTTTAAAGAACCAATCTGTTCTTGATGTGACGCAGCCGTAGAAAAAGCCGCTGCTTCAGTCTTCCCATAATTAGATGGTAATGCGCCTGTAGTCATTAGCCGTACTTCCTCGCTACATCAAAGTACAAACCAGTCCATTCTAAAGCGACGAACTTGGCTTGATCAATGCTGTCGTTTACTACTTCTACTGTAACTTGGTCGTTCTTACTTTGGATATAGGCTCTGAACTTACTTTCATCAAAATTAGATGCTTGGCTTAACACGATGTTTGCGTTAAGAGGATCTCTCCTATCAAATTCGTAAGTTTTCTTATCTCTAAAATCTGGTGTTACATCTATGGTGAAGTATCTTGCATCATTGTAGTAAACGTCCACATATCGTAGCTGAAGGCGACCAGTACGATTGCCAATAAAAGTATTATCTGTCGCAGTTTTGCTATAGGGCATGAGCTGAGGCGGAGTAAACTTGAACGCAACTTTCTCCCCAAAGACCCAAGAAACGTTCGCTCCACTAAAATCTCCCAAGCTATCGCAAACAAAAGTGTTAACCCCCGCAGGAACACTTGCAGCCACAATCCAGCGTTTCGCAGACTCGTTAGCATCTGTTTTATCAACTTTGATGATTGCAAATTGACTTGGGTTAACAGTGTAATAGGGAAGGTTAACTGTTGTTTTGTTGGTAAGACCGCTATAGGTGAAAGTTACAACACCTAAGTCTGTAGTAATAGAACTAGATAACTGCCTATCTAGTAGGAACAAATCCTTTTCATCTTGAGGCGGTCTAGAAGCATTAATACCTTCTAGGTAATACTTAACAGTACTGTTCTCTGTGTACTTATTTAGTGTAAGCAGGGTACCCTCAACAAAGTCACACCAGTGTACGGACTTGTTAGGGAATGTCCACTTAGACCAAGCGTTCTGTCTGTTAGTTAGTGAGCCACCAGTAGCTTCCCAGAAGAATTGATATACATATAAAGCATCTGGATCATCACCACTAAGAGCTACTAAGTACTGATCAGTCCTACTTACAGCTAAAGAATCTATATTCTTAGGGATGTACTTAGGTATTGTCTCTGTAATAACAGCAGTTTGACCTAGGTTTATTCCTACTGTTCTGTCTGTAGTAATGAAGGTGTGCATCCCAGTGAAGTCACCTTCTCTAACTGGGAAAATTACCTGAGGTCCTACCTGCTGTGGTTTGACCTTTGCTTCCATAGTGATGGAACTAATCCTACCTACAGAAGCTGTTTCAGGACTAAACGTTACGTTGTCACCTGAATAGAGTCGGAACTGGTTCTCATTAGAAAATAGTACTAGTTCATCCTGCTGCTGTAGAGCGTAGTTAAGTACAGCTACATCATTACTAACAGCAGTTAAATCTATAGGATCATTATCTATAACCTTTAAAGCTGATTGCTGCCAGAAGTTGTAATAAGAACCAGCTTCACTGAGTATTACGTTCTCTCCGCTAATGAACCCTAAACGGTTCTTAAAGAACACAAGATCACTAATAGTAAAACCTAAGAAGGATGGGCCTGGCTGTTCTGTTTCATCACCTGCTAACCTTACAACCCATCCAGGTATTGCAACAGTTGTAGAACCATCTGTGTAGTTACTGCCACTGAAAGGTTGGAAAGTAAAACGAGTTAAGCCGTCATCGTTTTTATAATAAACAAAAGCGTGAGGCATTGTGTTGTCATCTAGCTTTCCTCTAGCTCCCCAACCTCCTGACTCCTCCCAAGTACCTCTACCATAAGTACCAGCAACAGTAGTGTTCTCAGCGTTAAACTTCAAATAATAAGAACTCTTATCTGCTGTACCATCTGGAGCTACGAGTACTGTGTAACCTTCCCAAGATGTAGTAGGAAGATCAACAATAGAAGTAACCTGACTAGAGTAACCAGACATTAAGCTGTTACCTCTAGCGTCAGAAGCTACAAAGCTTTTGATATATCTAGAAGCACTAGCACAGCCTATTAATATTTGAGAGTCTTTTACTTCAAACGTAAGTTTGTTATTTATATCTACATCATCAAGACCGTGCTTAAGAGTTAGTGTTACAGCTCCACTAGCTGTAGCGTTTACATTAGACCCAGCTTCATTAGCAAGAGTAAAAGTACCCGCTGTAGTATCAACGCTTCCTTCTTTAACAAAAGTGTTAGATGGTATACCTGTACCAGTAATGAGTTCCCCACCGTGGACTTTCCAAATATCTCCTGTACCTGAAGTAGTGCTAACACTGGTAATATTTGCATTACCGTTAGCAGTAGTACCTGTAATAGTGGTTGTATAAGTAACTAGTCTTTCTGCAATAGTGGCAGAACTGACAATGTTTGAATTACCAGCAGAGTCTGTAAGAGTAGGAGTCATATAATGACCGTTTATCTTATCTCCGTCGTCTAACTCAATATCAACTGAATACTGTGTATTGTAGTCAACTAGTTTGACCCAAACTTGAGCCTTTATAGGTTGGTAAACATTGCTTATAGATCCAATATTAAATCTTGTTAAAGTCTCTGAACTGTCGTAAGCAGTCTTCTTCTGGATATTAGTTATAAATACATAATCTTGAAATGATGTTGCTCTGAATCTATCTCTAGCTCTACCTGAACCTCTAAGATATTCAAGATTAGTATTAGTTATATTTGCAAAAGTTTGCTCAACTGGTACAACACTAGGTAATGTCCCACTAATAGGTTCTACATTAGAAACTCCTGCAGTGAATGTGTAGTTAGATTCAATAGTGGCAGTAATACTAGAACCTGCTGCTGTTGCGTTCTTATCCAGAGTAAAGGTGGTTGCACCAATCTCAACAATTTTTGATCCACTAGGAATGTTAGTACCACTTACTTCTGAGCCAACGAATAAATCAGTTACACCGCCTGAACTTACAGTAACCACCGCAGAGTTATTGACAGTAGTAACAGTTTTAGTAACAGTCCTGCTGTCATCAGCAATAATAAGTATGAACCTTTCATCGGTACTCCTGTTGTAAACATAAACCCAAGCTTCATCCCACTTAATAGTTCCTACTAAGGTATTACCACCTGCATTCTTAGTAAGAGTATCTACTTGTTTAAGAGGTACAGACCCTAGTCTCTTCTTAAGACCTTCTACAAGATCACAGTTAGCGTTCTCAAGAGTCTTAGCAAAACCTGGAAGTACAAAGCTATCTGCCTGTTGGTTCACTCCTTTATTAAGTGGACCAATTATCTGACTAAAAATTTCTTTAGACATTAGCGGTTAAGGATATCAGGACCAAAGACAGTCATTACCCGTCCATCATATAAATCATCAGGACCACTAATGAAGTTATTATTCTGAGCCATATCTTCTGTACGCTTCAGAATTTGACGAGCGTTCTCCTCATCTTCTTGGGTGTAAGCTTCTATGCTAGTTGAAGTTATAGCTCTATTAGAGAATATTCTTCCAGATCGGATCATTATATATCTTTTACCAGTCTCAGGTACATCATCCCAAGCAAGTTCCTCAACAACTTCAGCAACTAAATCACTTTGAGTAGTACCTGTTAAAGCTACTCCAAGACTTCCTCTTAAGTCATAAGTATTTCTAACTCGATCAAAAAGTTTAACACCCCTTAATACAAACCGTTGGGAAGGATATGAAACTGGATTAAACCTTATAGCAAGAGTATTACTAGGAAGAGAACTATGCCCATTAGTATCTAAAGGAATTTGATCGTATAACATTGTGTTCCAAGACCAACCTTCACCTTGGATCTCTTTACTTATTTCATCAAGTACACTGTCTGCAAGACTTGTATCTCCAGTTAAAGGAGGAACCAAAGAATTGACAGGTGCTTCCCCAATGATGGAAAGAAGTGTATTAACTGCTTGTAGTTTTGTAGTTGCCATTATTTAAACAAAAAGGGGAAACTTTACGCCTCCCCTTATTGTATTCGTAATTAAGAGATTAATTACCAGCGGTTTGTACCGTCATGCTTGATGCTAACGCAGCAGTCGGGACGGAGTATACCGTGTCCAACAGCGTAGGAAGCAACCATCATGGTGCTCTGAGTCATTGCTTTGTACTCAGAACCAGTCATCTGCATACTCAGATCCTTGAGAGCGACTGTACCGACTGCTTCTTTTGTGAAGCATAGAGCAAACAAGTTAGCAACACTTGAGGTATTACCTTGCTCATCCTGCCAGTAGTCGTTAGTACCTGATGCTGCAGTTCCGTCGGAACCATCCTTACCATTGATGTAGTTAGGACGCTCACCACGAGTTGTAGCAGCTTGGTTAGCTTGTCCAACATAGCCCTGACGAGCTGAGTTGTAAGCGTTGTCACCAAGGTGATTAGATACCTTGATGTCGAAACCAGCAACACTAAGAACTCTATTACCTTTGAAGGAGCCGTTCTCACCACCGCCGGAGTTCCAGTCAGTGTTGATAGCCCTTGAAGAAGCAATCAAGTCATAGTATGCGCCTGGTCCAACCACTGCGACACGACCATCGCGAGGGGCATCTTTCTCATCTAGAGCTTGGCAAGCCTGGTAGAAGTACTCAACAATCTCATCGCCTCTAGTTGCTCTAGTTGCGTTAAGAGTTGAGGTTGTAATTGCTGTTCCGCCTGGTAGTGCGTTTAGAACGAATAGACGTTCTCCAACTTTGAACCCTGCATTAGTACCAGTACCGATAGAACCGATTGGGTTAATAACAAAGGTTGCAGCACCGTTAGTAGGAGCAGTAGTGATAACAGCGTAAGCACCTGAGTCCTCACCATATACCACTTCACCTACAGCCCAGTATGAAAGCTCAGCTGTTGCGAAGTTAGCAGAAAGAGTAACTGTGTTTGTACTTACAGAAGCATACGTACCACCTGCGATTTGGAATCTCTTAGAATCCCAGTCCTTAACACGTCCATCAGACTCGGAAGCTGTTTGAAGTGTACGGACTAGACGCTGGTCATAGGCCCTTGATAAAGCCCTACCTAATTCCTTACTGTAGATTGATCTAACGTCCCAATGAAGCTTGGCCTCATCAAGGTCATAGATTGAAGCATCAGCGATAAGTAGATCGTCGATCGTTACAATCTTGGATCCTGTCATCCCTTTGTTTCCCTGACCTGTTATCCAATCGCCTGGACGATGGTAGCGGCTAGAAAAACGACCCGTAATTGGAAATTCTGCGGATTTTCCCGATGATATGGTACGCTTTTGGGTTAGATCTTTGAAAATTGTTTCACGATTGAAGACTGTAAGTACTTCCCCCGCAAACAACTTCATAAAATTAGCATTCTCCTTTTCGTAGTTACCAGCAGCACTACCAGCGTTATACTGAACGCCGTTAATACCACCTAACCTGGAGATGCTCGAAAAATCTGGCATCGATTTAAAGATTAAATGTAAAAAACGCTCACGCTTCTACTGCTGTTATCTCCTCAGAGGCAACAATTTTTACATAAGCTACCTTAATAATAGCTTAATTAGGTACTAATACGTCACTACGGTTGAGCTTCTCCTCAACATCTTTGGTATAAGCATCATCACTTAAGTAACGAGGATCACTCATAGCAGCTACAACTTCTTGATTAGATCTAAATACATCGCTAGTACGAGATGAAAGCTTGCCTCCTATCAATTCTGGTTCAGAGCCATTACTTTCGCGATAAGCATACGTCATTGAATGAAGGGCATTACGAGCTCTGAAATAATCACCACTACCTACCTCTCTATTGTAAGCCTCAAGCTCATCTTCATTTAACGAGCCTTTAGCCCATTCCTGAATCCTTTTAAAACTCTCTTCACCCCCGATACTTTCAAGGATTGCATCCTCATCTTCTTTACCTAAAACAGGGGTCTCTTGAGGTTTATCCGCCTCTGTCTCCTGAACCTCCTCTTCTCCATCAGCTTGTTGGTAGCCCGAACGCTCTCCAAGTTTCTTCTCAAGCGCCTGGTAAGCTTCGAGAAGATCGTCAGCACTTTTAAATTTGCCACCAATAAGATCCTCAGATGGTTGTTGTTCCTGTTGTTGACCTTCACCTTCTTCTTGTTGAAGTACTTGCTGATCTGCTTCACTATACGGACCAGTCTCCTGAGTAGCCTCAGCTGTATTCAGTTCCATAGTTTAACCAACACGTAAAGATAGATCAGGACCTATTGTGGCACGTTTCTTACTTTTAATAGCGTTGACATACTCTTCATAAACTTGAGGGCTTTTTTCCTTAAGCTCTTCAATACGAAGATCCATCTCAGTCAGTTCCTTTTTAGGAGGAGCTATGTCTACTGGTTCTGAGATTACAACCTTAGCCTTGGGCGGTTGCGACTTCTTGTTGGGTCCTGACTGAGTCATTTTCTGCTTTGATGAGGGCGGCTTGTTTTGCAGGATCATTTTGTGGGTCCTGTCCTTGAGCTTGCTGTTGCATCATCATAGCTTGTTGTTGCTCTTCTGCCATTAAGTCTTCTTCTGATTTGATAAGTTTATAAGTATCTAAACCATCAGAAGCAGCCAGTCTTGTTATCATCTCTCGGTTATTAACAAACTTAGTCATAGTCTCAGGACCTAAGGTCTGAGCTAGGGTTGTAATAAATTCAATTAGTTTAGCTTTATCGTTACCCCTACCAAGAGCATCCAGACCTGTCGTAATACGAGGCTTCACTACGTTCTTCGGTAATTTGGGTAATCTACCTTGACGTTCCATCATTGCCATCTTGCGTCTAACCATTGGAAGCTGTAGTTCTACAGAAAGTATGGAATAAACTCCACCTAATCCTGTCTCCAATTCCTGTGCAACCATTCTGATCTCTTCCGCGGTGACGCGGTCACGTCCTTGAGTACCAGCTTGGATGGCACTATTCAATAAGAAAGCAAAACTAAGTCGTTGTTCTATACGAGCAATAGTATTCAAGGCAACCGTGAGGTCTGCCTGTTTATTCATTTGTAGCGGTGCTACATCATTAGGATTGCCAGCCACAATAGAACCATTGCTAGCTCTAGCCAACGCATCGGGTCTTGTAGTTCCATTTGGGTTACATAAGAAAATTATCTTAGCCGCAGCTGCTGAACCTTCTACAATTGCTTTTGAGAGATACTCTAAAGATTTAAGATCTCCTAATAGGTCTTCGCAGAAGCTACGCCCATAGGCTTCATGAGCTACTCGGAAAAGTCTTAACACTATGAACGGGCACTTATCCATAGGAGAGGAGCCCTCTTTACCTACTCTTTTACCATATACTTCTTGATACCAAACACACTTACTAGATTTATAGTCCCATTTAACGTGAGTAAATAAGAAAGTAGTTTGATCTGTAAACTTACCATCTGAATTTTTAGGAGCTGAACCTTCAGGTAAAACATCTGTACTAACTTCTTCTCTAATAACAATTTCTAAAACGTTTCCTTCTGGATCTCTTTTTACACAGAAAGATTTAAGAGGATAAACTCTAGTGCCGTTTTCAGCTACATATAATACTGCGTTACCACTAACAATGAGGTGCTTAAGAGCTTCAAATAGAGCAGTCCTATCTCCTGACTCCTCTATATCTCTCATTACTGATCTCTCCATGAGAGACAGCTGTTGATCAAATTCAGATTGAACTTCTTTATAGTTATCTAGCTCCTGTTGGAGCTTCATATCATCTACAGATAACCTAAAAAAAGCTTGGTTTGGAGGTAAAAGAGCAATTAAAAGCTTACTTGCTAAGTTATTAACACCCCTAGCACCCAGCCCCTGATAAGTAGTGTTAACTTTTGTGTATAGATTCTTACCGCTGCTTCTATCAGCATCAGTAACAAGTGTAGGAAGAGTGTATTTACTACACTCAATAGCCCTATCCAAATAAATATTCTTCTCTGCCTCTAAAAAAGAGTAGAGAGCTTGAGCTGTTGTGCTAGACATTCAATCCACCAGTCCCTGTTTGTGACGTACCACCAGTACCTCCTCCCATAGCTAAAGCAGAACCAGTTTCAATCTTAGTCCTTAGAGATCTAGGTGTACCAACTCTCTTTCTAGATTTCCTACCAACGTTCGCTGCTTGAGCTTGTTGTTGGATTCTAGCTTGTAAGTTTGACTGTTGAATAGCTAGTCGAGAAGCAGCTCTTTGTTGATTAATCTGTTTAACAGCAGATTGCTGTGCTTGATTAGCTTGATCAACAGATAACTGGGTTCGCCGTCGAGTTTCCGCTAAATTAGTTTCAAACTGTAATTTATTCTGTCTAGATTGAGACTGCATCTGTGCAATCTCTTTATCAGATTGCTCTCTCGCTTGTTTAGCGTTCTCTCTCGCTTGTTTAGCAGCTCTTCTAGCAGCAGCAGCTTGCTTTTGTGCTGAATATATTGTGGCTCCACCAACTATGGCTGAACCAATAAGAATAGCGGTGGTTGATACAGGTTCTGCCATATTTTAGTTGTACTTAGTTTCTTCTTGTAGTCTAAACTGATCCTTCAAATGACGTACAACCGCCACTTGTCCAGCATTAAACCATATTTGTTTCTCTTCCATACTAATATCTGGAGCCTTATCTGGATAGACCTCCTCTAAATATGCTATTAATTGATCATCAATAGTAGGAATCATATATTCAAACCAGTTGGGTTAATAGCACCAGGATCAGTACCACCATAACCCCCAGGAGACGGTGTTGAAATAGGTGTTCTCGTGATAGTTGGTTGAGAAACATCACCTTCTTCTTTTGGTACTTCAAGTTCAGCAGCTAAAGCTGCCTCTCTTTGTGCAGCTAACTCTCTAGCTTCTGTAATTCTCGCTTGTACTGTAGACGAAGCTGAAATTCTTTTAGATTCAAGCGCAGCTATACGTGTTTTCTCTTGTGTTTCTTGTTCTATACGAGTTGCTTCAGCTTGAGCAGCATCTTGTTCTGCTTGAGCTGTTTGAGATAAACGCTTTTGCTCTGCTAAATCTGCTTCTATTCTTTTAGTTTCTGCGTCATAAGCTTCTTGAGCTTCTCTTTGTTCTGCCTCTGCTCTAGCTAAATCTTCTCTAGCTTTTCTACGCTCTTTAGCACCTGATATAGTTTCAACTACTTCATTAGTTACACGAGCAATACCTTTACCTACATCTTTAACGCCTCTAACTATGTTTTCACCAACTTTTACAGTTGTATCTACAACATCTTTAGCTATATCTACAGTTTTATCTACTACATCTTTAGCTACGTTTACAACAGTTTTAGTTACATCTTTAACGACGTTTGCAACTGCCCTAACTGGGGCAGTAACTGTTTTCCAAACTTTATTCCACCAACCCATTATGCGTAACTCGGTAAATCACTATTAGAGGTTTCAAAGAAAGCAGGAACCCTAGCTCTCCTAGTATCAGCTAAGCCTTCAGCCTTACCACGATACATGAGATTATCACTTTGATCTAACCAAAACTTTTTGTTTAGATAGCGATCCTCTGAATCTCCTAAAGGTTGAAGAACCCAATTAATTGTTGCTTTCCTTAGTTTATCTAAAGATGGGCTAGGAGTCCAACCCTTTTCTCTACACACAAGACTATGACC